TTTATATCTCCTATGGAGAAGGATATTATTACGAATTCAATCGATAATACGGAGCAGATCAAAATGGAGGATATCGAGCAGATCGATATCGATAAGGAGGATATGGACCTTTCTTTCATTTAATTTATTTTACCATTCAACTTCTCCATCATCCCAACTATCTATATCTATTAATTGTGTTTCATTTGATTTCTTTATATTTTCGATAAACTTTAGAATGTCCACATTTGTTACATTATTCGTTTTAAGTATTCTATTATCTCCCATTTTTTTTTCATCTTGACAATAAAATCGAAAAGATTTAGGCATAAATGGTAATTTATAAGTAAATGCAAATTGTAACAAAAGAATGGTAAAAAAAGATATCATATTAAAAAATATTATTTATTTTATTATGTAAAAAATGCTTTATATTATTTTACATTGGTCTTTCCAATATGACTAAATATTGGTAAGGATCTCCATTTATTGTTTCATAATTCATTTGTCCATGTAAAATAAAACCAACCATTTTTGCCATACCCAAAATCATTTCTTTTGATTCCATATGTAAATGTTGTTCGTTTTGTCGAATCTTACCTTTAGCATGATCCGTAAATGTTTCGATTCTACTTAGATTTACCGCATTAAATTTCGATTTATATTTAAAATCATCCAATTCAATATAGGTATCTAATATCCGTTGATCGGTATATTTTTGAGGAGAATTGATATTTAAAGGTTTTCCAGAAGGAATAATCGTATCGAATCTATTTGGATCTACTAAATGTAAAATAAAATATCCACCTGGTGTTATCCAAAAATAACAATTACGGAAAAATAACGCTTTCTCTTTTATTTGATATATTGTAAAATAATTGCAAATGACGTGGGTAAAGGTTCCCTTTTCAAATAACATCGTTTCCATCGCATCGGCTTGATCCGTTTGTATTTCGGCATACTTTTTTTGGGAATAATCAACCATATCTTTCGACTTATCAATACCAAATGCACGATACCCATGCATATTTAATTCATTTACAAAGGAACCGGTTCCACTACCGATATCTAAAAAATTACTATGTTGTTTTGATGGTTGGGTCATACGAACAATATTTTTCAATTCTAAATTCACCCGGTTCTTCGGTTTATGTAAACTATCATATACACCAGCGTAAAACACATCGTAAATATCATCCTCGCATTTCACAATAAAATTGTCCTTTTGTTGAAATCCTTCCGTTTTTATTTTCGGCATGATATATTTTTCGCCTAAATATCGTAAACATATCCATAAACTTAAACCAATTAAAATATATAGTAAAATAGTTGATTGGCGCATATTATAATAATTTTATATATAATATTATGCAATATTCCGTAATTGGATTCTAGTATGATTAAATAAGGGAGATTTTCCAATATTTGGATATTTATGAATAATTGGAACAGTGGAATTCGATACATTCGTAGGTGTAAATAAATCCGGAAATGGTTGTTCTCCTATATTGGAAGACTCTGGAATAGCGATGCGATATAAATCACTTTTGGAAGATGGAACATATACCCCTTGTTCAGCCCCATGTTGTAAAGCGACCTTTTGGTTTCTTAAATTCGTTTCTAAATCAATGTCTCTCAAAATAACGGCATTCTTGGATGCAGCATAAAATATAGAATTTGCTAAATGTGGTTTACAATCATAGGTTTTTAGAGGTTCATTTATTTGGAAAGACGATTTTGGATCAATAATAGAAAAACGGCTATATTTATTTTGAACCGGTCTAGGATCATAATTTGGTCGTAAATCTAAGTTGGAAAACTGTCTACCTTGAATACGTTCATTTAAATCATCTACACGGTCTTGTTGTCCAGATAAACATCCTTGCACCACTCCTTGAAATAAAGTATCTGTGTTTGAATATTCTGCCATATTATAATATTGTCCTATATAATTATCTTTGTTCTTTTTTTTCTTTCTTTAGAAAATTGAAAAAGTAAATAAAAGAAAAGTAAGATAAGATAAAAGAATAGAATCAAACATGGTGAAAATTTGCAATTCCCCATTTCCAGAAGAGTTAGAAGTAAAATACAAATCGGTTTTCGAAACGTATCCGTATCCCTTAAGTGATTTTCAAAAATATGCGATCCAAGCCATCCTAGAAGGAAACCACGTTTTAGTAACCGCCCATACCGGTTCTGGAAAAACGTTACCTGCCGAATTTGCCATACAATATTTTACAGAAAAAAAGAAAAAAGTGATTTATACCAGTCCTATAAAAGCATTATCCAATCAAAAATATTACGAATTCCAAAATAAATATCCCCATATTTCTTTTGGATTGTTTACAGGTGATATAAAAACCAATCCAGAAGCAGATGTCCTTATTATGACAACGGAAATATTAATGAATGCCTTATTTCATAAGACTGACAACAAATCCACGGAGGTAGTAAATACCCAATTCAAAATGGACATGGATACAGAATTAGCCGCAGTGGTATTTGACGAGGTGCATTATATCAATGATGCAGATAGAGGACAAACCTGGGAGAAAACCATATTAATGTTACCTTCGCATATACAGAAAATAATGTTATCTGCCACGATAGATTCTCCCGAAAAATTCGCAAAATGGTGTGAAAAATGTGGTAGAGAAAAAGAAGTATATTTATGTTCTACTTCTCATCGTGTGGTTCCACTAACCCATTATGGATACCTGACCATTTCGGAATCCACGTTAAATGGAATCAAAGATAAGACATTACAAGCAGAAATGAGAAAAATAACGGGAGATATTATTCCATTACAGACTGCAAAAGGAGTTTTCCAAGAAAATGGCTATAAAATCATGCGCAAAGTAACCGAATTCCTTGAAAATAAACCATTCATGAAACGTAAATATGTGCTTAATAATTTATGTCAATACCTTAAAAATAAAGATATGCTCCCAGCCATTGCATTTGTATTTTCAAGAAAAAATGTGGAATTATGTGCCCAGGAAATCACCGTTCCATTATTAGAAGATGACAGTAAAATACCATATACGGTAAAGAGAGAATGTGACCAAATCATTCGAAAACTCCCGAATTTTGAAGAATATATGCGTTTACCGGAATACCATTCTCTCATTGCCCTTTTAGAAAAAGGGGTAGGAATACATCATTCCGGAATGATTCCTATTTTGAGAGAAATAGTGGAATTGATGATTTCCAAAAAATACATCAAATTATTGTTTGCAACCGAATCCTTTGCAATAGGATTAGATTGTCCCATTCGAACCGCTATCTTTACTGGATTACAAAAATTCGATGGAACCGATATGCGTAATGTATATGCACACGAATATACACAAATGGCAGGAAGAGCAGGTAGAAGAGGAATCGATACGGTTGGGCACGTGATTCATTGTAATAATTTGTTTTCACTTCCTACTCAAACGGAATATCGTGAAATGTTGGGAGGTAAAGCACAAGCGTTAGTATCGAAATTCCGTATTTCGTATAGTTGGGTTATGAATTTATTTGCAACGAATGTTCCAATAGAAAATATTATAGAAACGACCAAAAAAAGCATGATATACGAAGAGTTGGAAGAAAGTATTGATAAACAATATTTATTTATAGAACAACTAGAAAAAGAATGGAGAGAAAAACGCGGTAAAATGCAACATCTACGGACCCCCGTAGATATATGTAGACGATATCTTTCTCTCGAAACGAATGTAAAAACAGTAGTAAATAAAAAACGAAAAGAAATGGAGAGAGATATCGACCAAATAAAAACAGAATATCGTTCAGTAATGGAGGATAGTAAATTAGTGAAGGTGATTGACGATTTAGAAATAAAAATAGAAAAGGATGAAAAAGCACATTTAGACTATTTAGAGAATTATTTACATTTACAAATTGGAAAAGTATTTGGTGTATTATTGGAAAAACGATTTATATGTGAATCCGTAGATGGAGTTCGATTAACCGAGGAAGGAAAAATTGCATCTAGCATTGCAGAAGTGCATCCATTGATTTGGACGAATTGTATTGGTAAAAAATGGAATTTTATGGCGGATTTCGATGTAAAACAAATAGTAGGGATTCTCTCTTGTATCACCGACATTAAAGTGGGCCAAGACTATAAAATATATGTTCCTAAAACGGAAGACAACTATTTGAAATCCCGAATATTAGAATTACAAGACGAATATTCTCTCTATTTTGATATGGAATGCCAGAGAGAAATGCGAACTGGTATGGCGTATGAAAATGTATTGTCGTTTGATATTATTGAAGAAGCGATGGAATGGTGTGAATGTGCAAGTGAAGAAGAATGTAAACTATTTATACAATCACGTTTAGCAGAAAAAGAAATTGGCATTGGTGATTTTACAAAAGCAATGATGAAAATATCCACGATTTCCAAAGAATTTCAAATGGCGTTTCCAATGGAAGAAAATGTGGCATTTCAATATAAATTATCCCAAATAGATGAATTGATATTAAAATATATTGCAACCACGCAAAGTTTATATGTTTAGATAAAAAATTGACGGGATTTTTCTTTTTTTATGGTATAAACATAAGATAACATCGAATCAAATCGAATTATCATGAATCGATCCTTGGATGCAATGATGATGGATGAAATGTATGATTATGAAGCGGAGTTTGAAGAAGAAGAAAAAGAAAGTGATAAATATTATATCGGTATGTATGTGTATGTAAAAGACATGGAGATGTTACAATCGGGAGTATTCATAGAACATTACGATAAGTTATTTCTAGGAATGGCAATATCCAATCGTCTGTTTTTCAAATATGAATATAAATATATTTTTAAATATTTATGTTCTAGTATTACGTATTGTCGAAATGCTAGGTTCTATAATTTAAATGTAAATATTATGAAACTGAATATTACAAATAATGAATTATATACGGTAATCGTAAAGACCCATTGGATTCGAATGATTCAACGGCATTGGAAAAAGGTGATTCAAAAAAGAAAAGAGATTGTAAATAAAATGAAAACACACATCTATCTACAAGGTAGAGAAATGGGAAAAAGAAATATGGAAAAAATGCCTAAATTGACAGGTATGCTGTCTATATATTCTAATAAGAAGGGCGAATATATACCGACCCATTAAAAAAGCTAAAAAGATAAGAAAATGTTCTCATGAGAACTTGTTCTATAAAGGTAATACAAAAGGGATATAAAAGAAATATGGAAATAATCCCGATTTTCGCCCAAAAGGACCAATCTGCCATTTTTTTCCCAATAAAACAGAAAAGAATGAAAAGGACCAATAACCCTAAATAAATATATACTAAAATTAGATTAAAAGCATTTAAATGATAATTGTCGATTTCTAATGTTTTTACTTTACTATCGCTAGTAGATTGCATATCTTTGAAACTTTGCAACATTTTATTTTGAATATGAAAATTATTTACATATTGGGTTTCCATATTGGAAGAATATGGGTTCATTTCAATGCTTAATGTATTTCCATTGGTTGCATATTTAGAACCAGGAACCATATACATATTCACCTTCGTTTCTGCTACCATTTTTTATTTATTATATATATTATATTATGGATAAGAATTACACCATTTCGCATCTTATACGAAGTTAAGATGCGAAACTGGTGCACTTTTACTCACTCAATTTCGCCCACTCCGTGGGCGTTTTAAATGAGAAAAGGTGTAAAAGAGAGGGAACTGGTCATGTTATTATAATATTGTATAGTATCCGTATTTATTTGAATTTCGCCGGATTGATATGCTTGTTCTAAAGACGTAAAGGGACTTTTCATACATTTATCTTTACTAGTATCATAAATCATATTACCGCTACAGCATTCACTTCCAATACATTTAGTATTCCATTGCAATTTCGTTGCTTCTGAAATATCACCAGCGGCTATACTATTTGCTAATGCATTTCCACTCGTATCTAATTTTGCAGGGGGTGAATATATTTTATCAAAATCGACATTATCTCTATATTGAATGCCTATATATACTTTGAAAACCCAAATAAAACCGATAATAGATACTAACATAATCAAAAATGTAATTAAAAAAGAAGGTAAAAAGTCTTTAAACATTAAAATAAAGACGACGATTACAATTGTAATTGCTATAATCATAATCATAAAGGAATATTCTCTCATACGGGTGGCATAACTTTGATTTAGAAAAATCATACGTTTTTGACTATCTAATGCAGTTTGAATGCCTTTTTTTTTTGTTTCTAGACGTTGTTTTTCATTGTAAACAATGCCCGATATATCCATTAAATGCGAAAGTTCATCATAAAAATCATTAACAACCACCATCTATCTATTTAAAATATAATATATACTCCTAAATTATTATTAGGACATGAATATGGAAGCAAGGATCAAGGATGCTGTAGTTACTACACCGACCAGATATAATGTGTTTTCTTGAATTAAAATATTTTGTAAATCTTTTAATCTAGCATCCTGTAATGTATTTCGAGGTTTTAAATTCCCAGATACATCCATTATATCGTAATGGGCATAGGATGGGTCAAAATTAGATAATTGGGTTTTATAATCTATGATTGCACCAGATATATCTTCTCCTCGTTTTAAAAAATCATTTAATGTTAAATTACCTTCTTTATAACTAGTATAAAAAATAGTAGGACTTTGCATATTATTTTTTAATATTATATATTGACTATATTTATATTTTTGTGAAAGCATAATATAAAACGGATGTTGCTAAAGCGGTCCATAATAAAGTAGTAAATACTGCGGAATCTACAATATTTTGTTTTTCATATAACGATTTATCGAGCCCCATTAATTTCATCGCATGTTGATCTAAACGATTTCGGTCATCCACAATATTTTTATATTTTGTGTTTAATTCATTTTTATATTTACCCATATATTGAGCATAATACTCATCTATTTGAGCGTCTTTACTAAGAGCGGATGATGCTATATTATTATCACATCTTGCTATTATTTTATTTAGATTTAGACATGAATCTTTAAATGGTTCACTTTGAACATAAGGAATACCTACAAAACTAATATCTTTTAAAACATAATCAAATTCGTTGGGTGATGTTGATCCATTACTACAATTTTTTGTATAAATATCATTAATCTTTTTATGGGTATAAAGTCCATAATTTAATTCAATTAGAGAATCCATGGATGTTCCACAAACAAGATTACTACTAAGATCCATTAAACGTCTCACCATTATTAGTATATTATGTTTGTTGATAATATATTCCATACAAAACAATTAAAATACCTATTCCTAAATTCCAACTTTGTATCCATGATCTCATATATTCTTCACGAACATCACTAAATGCTCTTAAAGATGTCTGATTTAATTCATACCAATCTCTATATTGAAAATTTTTACATATTTCACACTGTTTTAAAGGTAATAAATTTTTTTCATCATAAAATGAACTACACATAGTATCCATTGTAATATTTCCTCTTAGACATATAGGATCGGAAGGACGAGTTGGATATTCCGGATTATTATTAGTAATCAATGGACTTTGTTCAATTTGATTACATAAAAAAGTGTCACTATTAAATTCTAAAAATGCTCCATTCGAAGGTGTAGAATATATTCCATCTTGTGGTGTTGTCGATGCATACCATATGGAAGACATGTTATTCCTATATATATTCCAATACCTTCTTTTTTTCCTAAATGGGGTTATATAAAAACCATTTTTATAAAAGGAACGTCCTATATTTCTATTCTATTCGATTATATACAAATGCGATAATATTCGGTAGTTAATGCAGTAGGAGATTTTCTATAAAATTTACACACTTGTCCAGGTCGTAAACAAATAGCCAATGCCATGGGATCAAACCTAGAAATTTCCGGTAACTCTTGTAATTTCGTCAAATGATACTTTTGCATTAATTCTGCGGTTTCAGTTTCATTTAAAATCGAAATATTGGATGGCAGTAAATGATGTTCTAGTAAATTAAATTGTAAACGTTTGATATTATGAACCACCACGAAAATACCATCATGGCTAAACTTATATTTCAAATGGGTTTTCAAAGAATCGTTTGGATCGCCACCTTCATAGACTACAATCAAGGTATCTTTGGGTGTCAATGTATCGGTTAAAATAAACAAATCTTCAATAATAGGTTGCAAAGAACTTTCATTTAAATTTTTACCTAAATGAAATTTTACATAGGTTTTAGAAACATTCTCTCCTTCAGTAAATAACATATCCAATTGATTTGAATTTAGCATTACATCAATTTCATTAATGCTAAAACCTTTGTAATCATCGATATTATAATTACCCTTGGTATACAATAATTCTAAAATGGTTTTTCTCGCATTGTATATTTGTAAAACACGATTATTGGAAGAAGTCATGATTGGTATTAATTATATTAAACGATAGTTTTTATTTTATTTTGTTTTGAATAAATAGATCAATTTTTCTGGAAAAAAAGTAATCTCGCAAAAATGTAAATGTATACAAACCACTATAAAACAGATAATATTTCTTGTTCCCAAAATACGAAACAACGAATCATTATTTGTTTCGAATGTATACTTGAAATATATCGTGTTGTTATTGGAACTTGTTTAATTACGTTTGTTCCACAAAAATGTGGTAATCGAGATTGTGGATATATATGGTATGTATTTGGAAAAACGATATTCGATATTGCATATTATATAAATATAGGAACCTTGTTTTGTTTTTTAGTATTATGTTACATTGAAATGATTCGAGAGAATAGAATTATTAATTATTTAGAAGTAAATCCATTATTAGGAACCGATAATGTAGTCGTTGGGGAGATAATACAGAAATTAGATCCAGTAAAAAGAAGGAAATTATATTGGATCGACAGTATTTATGTAGGGTGGTCTGTTTTCTGTTTAGGTTGTTTTGGAGCAAATACCATCCTTAGTGGAATCGTTATTATACATAATTTAGACAGTAATACGATTAGTGGATTCATTACCAATATTTTGTTTATGTTTACGAAATTATACCGAATCTATTTCGTAATACACACGGAAAAAAATGTGTTTTATTCTGCATATTTAATTCATTTTGTTCAATTTAATGATTTAGATCCGAGAGAAATAATGTGGACGGAAAATTGGGTATCGGTAAAAGAAGATATATTTGAACCCGATTGGGTTTCGAATAAAAACGTGGTAGAAATTATAGTTTGATTTTTTATTTACATTTTTTTAATAATCATTGGTTTACTAAAATCAATCTCATTTTTATCTTTATTCTCTCCACCATTGAACGTTTCTGCGATTGAGGTAGGAAATGTATTTATAAATTCACCGGGATCACTACCTTCTTTTCTTGGAAATGACATTTCTGGTGGACAAGAGGTATCCTGAGACATATCATTTCCATGATTGAATATTTTAATTACGGGTGCGAAATTTAACTTTGGGTCGGTTGTATTTGGACAATTATTATTAGTTACCGGAATAAATCCATTTTCATTTACATTGGTAGGTATACTATACATGTAGGATTCATCCGGACCATAAATTTCTTCCGGTTTTACAATACGAATGCTATCCTGAGTAGATATACCTTGCAGATTGTCGGTATCAATCGTAAAATAAGCGGATCCTGCATGTTGAATGGTCCATAATCTAGAAGGATCATTATCCCCCCGATAATGCACTTTACCGCCAACTTGCATCGTGGATGGAGTAGGATTTTTGGGTAATTCTGGTAAATTTTCAGGAGGAGGACTTTCGGGGGAGGGAGGTCGATATCCCGGAGGAGGACCTTCGGGAGAGTCCGGTCGAATTCCAGGAGGTCCCTCTAAAGGAGGAGGTGTATATAAAGGAGAATGTGGTTCAAATTTTTTAGGAGGAAGTTCTTTAGGAGAGGTAGGAGGAGATTCTTTAGGAGAATGAGGACTATATTTACGTTGGATAACCGATGATTCTAAAACCGTTTTAGTATGATCGATCACATTTTTAGGAACAGCATTTGGTAAAAACATCAAACGTTCGATACTATCCGAAAACCCCATATTTTCAATTTGAGAGATATTATCATCTGTAATAATACTCATACGAATATTAATCGCTAATAATTCCTGCATTAATAATTTAAAAGAATACGGAACGGCAACAATACTAAAATCGCGACCGAAACGAGTCAATTGATGCACTTGGGTCGTTCCATCGACGAGAGAACCAGTATATTTAATAGGGCCATCTGCCATAGGACTGTAAAATATATTTTTATTGGGGTTATACACCGCAATCATTCCGGTTTTATTACAAACGGCCATGTAATATAAATCCCCACGTTGTAGCATGGATTCATTTAGAAAAAGTGCAGTTCCATGCGATAGAACAGCATCACGTTCCATCTCGCCAATTCTCAATCCACCATCATTCGCACGTCCACTTACCGGTTGTCTAGTCAAGTTCGTCATAGGTCCTCTCGCACGGAAATTGATCTTATCTTTTACCATGTGTTTGAGACGCATATAATAGGTCGGTCCCACGAAAATTTCGGCTTCCATTTGTGCACCGGACATACCATCGTAAAAAATCTCATTTCCACTCGAATGAAACCCAGATTGACGCAAGGCACTTTGTAGATTATCTTTAGAATTCCCCATTTTTCTTAATAAATTCCCGAAAAAAGCGACCATATTTTGTTTCAAGTTTACAAAAGGAGTGCAATCCCCGAAAGCTCCATAATGCGCACAGGCTTTAGCAGAAAGACATTCGACAATTTGACCGATCGTCATACGGGAAGGTAGGGCATGCGGATTAATAATCAAATCCGGTTTCAATCCGTCTCTCGTAAAAGGCATATCTGCTTCTGGAATAATCATACCAACCGTTCCTTTTTGTCCAGCACGAGAAGCCATTTTATCCCCCATTGCCGGAATTCTCTCTTCTCTCAAACGCACTTTCGCAATTCGTTCTCCCACTTCCCCTTCTGTCATAAATGCTTTGTCTACTTTTCCCACTTGTCCTTTTTTGGTCGTTTTCGATTCATCTTTACGCATGCCAATGACAGAAGCATTGCTAGACATACCGATTAAGATCATTTTATCATGCACTTCCAAATTTTCTTTGATTAATCCATGTTCGTCTAAATAACTGTAATCATATTCTGGTTTGATACCGACCACCCCATTTTCACGAATGAGAGATTCAATATTATTGAACGTTTTAGTATAAACGGTATCCCCTTTTTGTTCTCTCTCTTCATGTGCTTCGTAAGTAGTGTAATACGTAGTTCTAAAAAGACCACGATTCAAAGCCCCCTCATTCACTAAAATAGCATCTTCTACATTATATCCTGTAAAACACATAATTGCGACGATTGCATTCTCTCCATATGGATTCTCTTCATGATTGATATATTTCATGTATTGGGATTTTATCAATGGTATCTGTCCATAATTTAAAATGACGGCGGTTTTATCCATACGTAAAGTATAATTGGTATGATAGAGAGAACAAGCTTGTTTGGACTGTCCACAAGAAAAAGAATTACGGGTCACTGGATTATGTTCTAGAAAATCAATTTGATTGCACATAATGCCATATAATGTAGAAGAATGAATTTCACGATGAGTATAATGGGTATTTTTAGAAACGGGTTCTGTATCTAGGGCAATGAATGCACATTCGGATTCATTCGAATCAATATAATCTAAAATCGCCCTTTTCTCTCGAAATTCATCTACTGGAACCGAATATAATTCTTCCCATTCATATACTTTTTCTTTCATTGGATCGAAATTAGGATCTTTTTTCGAATGAAATCCAGAAATGAGATTGGTCCAAGAGACTTCTTTAAGTAAATGGGTAGTAAAAGATTTCCATTCGCTTCGATTTTCAAAAGGGAATTTTTTAGAATGTTCATCTTTGTAAAAAATGGGTCGACATAATCTCCCACCATCGGTATAAATAAACACAGAATTTTTAGGAATATCAAATGCAATACTATTGGAAATCGGTATCAATGCTTGTCTACGACATTCTCTCATTTTCTGCACCATTTCTATGGGTTCTGCAACACAACCTGCCCAAAATCCATTAATAAATACTTTCGTCATTTGTCCAAGACGAGCCGGATAAGATTCAATTAAAAGAACTAATTCCGTATGTTTACGCATCCATTGTAAAATAGATTCTCTCGAATGATTTCGTGTAACATAGGTTAAAATGGCTAAATATTTATGAATACCAATATTTCCACCATCAGGAGTATCAATAGGATCAATAATGCCCCATTGAGAACTATGTAAAATGCGCGGTCCAACTAATTTGACACTCGGGTCTAATGGTAAATTCGTCTTTCTAAGATGGCTCAACATGCCATTAAAAGAGAGACGATTCAAATCTTGAACCACGCCAATACGTTTCGTGTGGGTTTCGGCTCCCCAATTTCCTTTGAATGCTTTTCGAATTCCTTCATCTACTAAATTCTTCTCAAAAGCATAATTATGGGTTTCATCAATGAGAGAAGAAATATCGTTATAGATTTGTTTATTGAATTCATATTTACTTTCAAATGCCAACCGAATCCGTGATTGGAATTTCATATAATACTCTCGAAATAAATCTTTCAAGAGTGATCCAATCAATTCCACACGTTTGTATTTATAATTATCTCGATCGGTGGGAGCTTCAATACCATTGGAAACGAAATATAATTTCTGGACCATATGTCCTAAATAATATGCTTTTTCCAAGTAATTAATCTCTCCAATATGCGGTAAAAAATAGTCGGCTAATATATGCAAAACACGTGGAATGGTTCGTCCTTTAATGAGAATACTTAAATATTCGAGAGCATCTTGTTGACTTTGAATCATTCCAGCATCATGGATGGAAGGTAAGAACCAATCAATCGTAGATTCGGGAACAGAGGGATCGCTTGGATCTTTTAGTAAACACATGGAAATAATCTCTCGATCGGGAATGATTCCTAACGCACGGAAAAGAATAAAAAGGGGAACGGGTTTACGCACATTTGGAATATTGACCACGATATTTAGATTTGTATAATTTACAGTAGGGGCAACGATTCTTACAGAGAGAGTTCGGACAGGTTTCGCCACATTTTCCGAGACGGAACGAATTTCAGCAGAATAGAGATAATCCTGATCATTCACCGTTTTTTGTTCCGATTTTTTGATATACAGCATATTATCCCCGAATTTTTCTTGGGATACTACGGTTTTTTCTTTTCCATCAATAATAAAATAGGCACCTATATCGTTTTTACATTCCCCGAGAGAATAACGAGATTCTCTCGGTAATCCATGTAAAATACAATATTTGGATTGAACCATGATTGGTAATTTACAAATATATTTTCGAATAGGTTCCATTTTAAACGTTTGCATATTATTTTCATCTATCGTCGCAAGAATATTCGCGACTAATTCTTTCTTTTTATTGGCAGTTTTGTCTTCATTGGTTAATACAATTTTAACCCCATGTTCATTTACAGGAGTAGCATCCTCTAAATTAGAAAGATAACGGGTGATTTCGATTTCTAATTCGACGTAAATCGGGAGAGCATAGGTCATATTACGAAGACGCGCTTCATTGGGAAGCATATAATGAATATTATCTTTCGAATCATAAATAATGGGTTTACCGTAAAAAACACGTTGACCGGAAACGCCCCCGAAATAGATTTTGGCAGAAGATAAAAAAAGGTTTTTTTTTTTATCATACTCTAAATCTAATTTTAGAGGATTGGTTTCTTTCAATATGGTAGAAAGATCATAATCCAGAAAATCATTATAAGAATCGATATGATGTCTTACTAAACCTTGTGGATTATCACGGAAATAAACATCAATCATTTTCCAAATAATTTCATCGGATATGTCTGTATCCATTTTTTACTTTATTATATAGATAATGATATTTTTTTGTTTTGTTTTCTTTTTTTATGATATATTTTATTCATTTACAATAATAATCTCTTCATTTACCGGAATGAGTGGTCCTACATTTATATATTCGATATGAATGACCCTAGGAACAAAGGGCAGAACATTTACTTCTACAGGAGGATCAACCACAGGAGGAACATTTACTTCTACAGGAGGATCAACCACAGGAGGAACATTTACTTCTACAGGAGGATCAACCACAGGAGGAACATTTGCTTCCTCATCCTCATCCTCATCCTCATCATCACTACTGTCATCCCTATACTGATCTTTCTCTAAATCGGGAAGTATAAAAATCGGGTGTAAACATGCATTATCGCGATTATTAAATAATTGAGTAGTATTGTTATAATATTGTAATACATCCTCACATCTACAAATGGGACATTTATTTTGTTTTTTTGTAACACATTTATCTCTACAATGAAAACAAATATAATGATTGCAAAGAGTAATATCGGTAGTATCTTCAAAACAAATAGAACATTTCTCATCTTCACTATAAGGTAAAACACAAGTCTCCAATTTCAATTCTTCATAATTCGTTGGAGACTCTAGATCACCATTTAGAATTTTATAATTTTGGACTAGTTTTGGAATCAATTCTAACACAGATGTAAAAGATTTATATTTATGATAATATAATACATACGGTTGATTAAAGTCGATTCCTTCATAATTATACTTACATTTTATATTAACGGATTCAACGGTTAATATAGAATGTTTTAAATACAAAACAATATAACAAAGCACTCCATCCACAAGATAAGGACGAAAATGATATTCTTCCGATCCTTTCTCTTTTTTCTTTTCCAAAATTTCCACTAATTTATCGAAATCGGTAGACATCTTTTCTTTTATCCAAAATAATAATAATATATTCCATCCATAAAATTATTTCAATTTTTTACAAATAAAATATAACAGTATGATATGGGAGCATGTTAGCATATACTTTAGAAGTATATAACGTGTATATTTATATATTATCTTTTTTCGTTTTAATATTCATGGGAATTATCGTAGTATACAAAAAAACAAAATTTATAAAAAGAATAGTAATGACCGTCGCTATTCTCATTTTATTTTTACAATTTTTTATAGTATACGAAACATATCCAAACATGGAACATTATGCGTAAAAAAATTATATATAATAATTATAATATGGAGAATACATTATTATATATATACAGCATATGGTTTTCATTATTCCTTTTAGGAATCATAATGATCCTCAAATATAAATTATGGAAACCGGAAAACTACTGGACGATTTCAATTAGTCTATTTGCCTTTATCGTTCTTTTTTATCAAATACGAATAACCTATATATGTGATTCTAACGAAGGATTTGCTAATTTAAATGATAACTTCAAATTATACGATCGTGAAAATAATTTTCCCAAATCCATACAGTTTAGTGGGGGAGATGCACCTACCTATTTTAGTTGGGACTTTCCATTAAGTTATGGAACGAAAGATGGACAGAAAGAATATAATAACTATAATAGTAACAGTAACAAAATGTGTGATAAAAATAAAGTAATTCAACTTACGGAATTAGCATCCGTATCTATTCAACAATTGCAAGATGCATCTGCTGCTTATTACAGTTTATTAAGTGTATATAAAAATTTAGCGGGAAATAACGCTGATATTGTTTGCACATAATAAAAAAATGTATATTTTATTCGATATTATTTGTAAAAAAAGAGTGTGTTGTATTATATATAATAGAATTAATATGAATATTGTGAATGATATACATAAAGAAATTTATAATTATAATATTTTATATTATTATTTTTTATATCTTAGTATATTCTTTGTATTCTTTTTTATTTTAGGAATATTTCTCATATACAAAACTAGAAATATATCTTATATTACATGGATTGTCCTACTATTTTTATTTACAATATTCTTAGAAAATATTGGATTATTCTATTGTTATAATAGACAGGAGGATACAACCGAAGGATGGCATGATTATCAATGTTTTCGAATATATAGTCAATATGCAAATACTCAATCACAAATAGATAAATTCGATATTAGTTATACATGCTTAAAGAATGCAGTGGACAATAAAATAGCGGATTATAAAAATGAATTTAAAAAATTTGGAGCAAAGATAAGTGAACAAGGAGAAATTGTTGAGAATGTCATAGCAACAAATAATAAATATAAAAGTTTACAAGATATAGTAAATGGTAAAATAGACGATATCAATACCAATTTAAATACAAAAACATATACAAACATTATAATGCAACCGACCAAATAAAGTATACTCGCAAATAAGATCTAAAATGGTGTAGTAAATTATAATATAATATATTATATTATAATAACTGTAAACGATAAGATGTTAGAATATATCGTTGGATCTTTAGATAATAGTTATAATATATACTTTTATATAATAACATTCAGTATTGTAATTCTGTTTATAGTATTATGTTTATTTTTAATTGGTAGTCCAACTATATTTAAAAAACGAGAATCTACTTATTTTATTATTTTTATAGTTCTATTATTCATTATCGTTTTTGTCCAAAATCAATTGCTACATAGTCTTTCCTTGTTGAAAACACCATCCAAAAGAAAACATACAAACCCAATCGAAGGATATGCCTGTGGTAGTCAACGATCCATGTTAACGGATACCATTGGATCAGGTTCAAGTCCAGGATCCGGTTCAAGTCCAGGTTCAAGTTCAAGTCCAGGTTCAAGTCCAGGTTCAAGTTCAAGTCTAGGTTCCAATCTCAACGGTAATATAATAGTTGGATCCGGATCTGACACTTCCACCTATATGTCTACGGAATGTGCATATAAATATATATCCAACTATTTAGATCAAATTATAAAAAACACGAAACCATTGCAATATAAAATAGATACGAATGTAATAAATACAAAATAATCAATTGGTATAGGTTAACACTTTTGGATCTATTTGAGAACGATCCGTATGCCCATAATTTTGGACATTTGGTGTCCACATACGAGGACATGCCCAACCAGTAGATGTGCAAAATGGCTTATCATTTGTTACTGGACACGTATTAGGCTTTGCACAGTTATCATTAGTTCTACTTGGACCAATTATTTGTGGCGATTGAATCGTGGGGTTTTGTATGAGGATATCTTGATTTATTTTACCCGCCCATGTTGACCAAAATTTTGTATTATCTACAACTATATTTTTATTTGCAAAATCTCTTACTAATGCAGGGTTAACTTCATCTTTGTTAGTTAAGGTATTGATAGAATTATATAGCTGCCCTGCATTCGTATCAATTTCAGTCGCAACTCCGGCTCGTGCCGCTGAAAAAAAACCTTTCATCATTGGACCCATCTTTTCATTATCAATAGCAGTATTTAAACTAGATATAGCACCACTGTTTCCTTTCATTTCTGCTATTTGTTTATTTGCTTGTTGATTTTCACTTAATGGAGTAAAGGTTTCTGTATACCATGCATCAATGCACATTTGAAATAATAATCTATTTTGAAAATACATGATAAATGAAAATACAAACAGACTGATAACCATAGTGGTTTTCAAAAAAATAGGATATGCAATGCATAAAATACATAAAAATATTCCAAATAAAATACCAATAACGGATAATATATAAAAATATATACAATAAAATTTATCTAAAGGTCCAAACAGAATATTCCATAAAGATAACATGAACGATAGAGGCGGTATTTATATTATGCCAGGATAAAAATAATATATTTTAGGAATATATATTCATTATAAAAATGTCATCCACCCTTGATTATATTTATGGTCCAATCAGTAAAAAATACTGTTTGTATTTTTATATTTTATCGGTTATCGGGTTTGTGTTGTTAATTTTCGTATTGATCATGACCATTTATTCCGGATTTACGAAAAAAAATCCAATGTCCTTCTATTTGAACATGATTATGGTTGCACTACTATATGGTATGTTTTATTTACAAAATCGTCTTTTATATAATATGTGTATTGGATCTATGAAAAAAGAAAGTTTTGATATGGTAGAAATTACAGAAGGAAATATTGCTGGTTTAAAGAAAGATGCCGATGATGTAGCAAACAAAATGACTACATCACCTTCATACTAAAATTAGTTTAAATGAAGGATAAAAATTCTGGAATATAATACAAGATGGATATTTTGTATTATAGTAATTACTGTAAACATTCCCAACGAATCCTGAACTTTTTCGTTAAAAATAATTTAACGGATAAAGTCAGTTTTATTTGTATAGATAAGCGAAAACAAGATCCAACTACTGGTCAAATCTTTATTGTTTTAGAAAATGGAACCCAGATTTTACTTCCACCGAATGTGCATTCCGTTCCTTCCCTTCTTTTAGTAAAACAGAATTATAATGTGATGATGGGAGATAAAATAATGGAAAAGTATCAAACGACACTGGAAGAAAAAAAAACGGTGGCTACTCAGGGACAAGGGGAGCCAATGGGTGTTTCTTTAGCATCGGTTGCAAATGGTTTAGTCGTTTCCGAACAATATACGTATTATAATGCATCCGACAAAGAATTAAGTGCAAAAGGAAATGGAGTATCTAGACAGACGTTTCATTATGTAAAAGCAAATGAAGATCCTCCTTCGATTTCAACCCCACCAGACACCTATCGTCCAGATAAAGTTGCGCAAAATATAACCGTAGAATCTTTACAAGAGATCCGTAACGATGAAATACCAAAACCCGCAGGGTTAGCATCTTTTATGCCTCCGGTTTCTACTACGATTTAACATCGATGGGTGTAAATAAAAAAATGTTTAAGTAAAAAAAGAATATGAATATTTAGGAATAAATAAAAAAAGAGGAATAAATATCTAAACAATATTTTGCTACCATTATGTCGAATCCTAGTAAATCTCTTCTTTTGAAATCGTTTCATAAACAACTCTTTGATTTTCTAGATGATATTATTAGTATTGTGCCCGATAATCAAGAATTAGTGAAATCCAAAGTATATTTTACTACCTTAAAACAGGCGAATCCTACCCTAATTATTAAGATTTGGTATCAGTATATTTTTATGCCTTATCGTGATTTAATTGAAAGTGGAAATGTCGATTTTTTTCTAGAAAAAGACTACACGGAAGATTTGCAGTATATACCATATGCAGCGGATGTTTTAAGGATTATCGATACTTCTATACGTAATCCCATCAAAGAAATGGAAAAAGAAAACAAAGAAAAATGTGCGAAATATATCCAATTATTAACGAAAATTTCGGTTGTTTATGCCCAATGAATGGTCGGTGGACAAGACCATAATTCGAATGGAACCGCTTTTTCCGTGGATTTTTCCAGTGTTAGAAGTTGATCGAGAGCGGCCATTCTACGATCGAGCGGTTTTCTCTCGGTTCGTTTTCTAGATAATTGTTTCCATCTCCATTCGAATTGAAGTGCGGCTGTCCAATCTGGGAATCCACTTACAAAACAGACGCGATGCCAAGTGCAGCCCTTGGAAACTTGTGCACCGGTAGCACGAGCACCGCCCTGGATTTCTTTATTGTGTTGTCGAAGACGGCGATCTACATCGATGGTAGCACCGACATAGGTATTTCCATTAGAACATTCTAATAGATAAACGAAAGATTCGGTGGTTGTCATAAATTTATTTGTTAAGGTATATAACAAATAAATATGTAAATAAGTTGCTAAATACACTTATGTGATGACAAGTCTCATTGTGGATTATTTAGCAAAAAGTATTCTTTTATTTCTTTTCGATTTTTATTTTATTTGGAATCCGTTGGTTTTAGAAGAAGAACGAGAGAAAGAGAAAGAACCGACGTTTTTAGAAGATTTAGCAACTTATATTTTTGATGAATATTAAATAAAACAAAACATCAATCCTGTAGGAATCGAGAGATGAAAAAGTAAATGATGATAAATATGTTCCGGACAACACCATTCTTTACAAGAATAATCATTGGACAAGTAAAGATAAAATGTCACTTTTCCCAAAATCATACCGAGTAAAAACCATTCAAAAGGGGTCATTGTTTTGTAAAGAAGAATATATCCTAGACAACAAACCAAGGAAATTCTTGCTAAAATCGCATCCATCTTGTGAAAGAATCCGTTGCGCACAGCATCTTTCCAAAACAGAATAGATGCCAATACATTTGAGATAATCAACGTGGCTAGGAAAGTATAGATCCGTGAATATGGGCGGTAAAAAATATAAAACAATACTGGTAAGAGAAACCCGAGAGAAGATAAACATAAAATGGTATGGTTCATCTATTATCTATTGATAGAATTTGAAGTTAAAAAGGTTGCAAAACTAAGCCATAGGATATAAGGAACCAAACAATATCCAGCAGTTTTATTTTTATCGTAAAACATAGTTGCTAAATAGATTGCATGAATCGTCAGTAAAAAAAGAGTGAAAGTTGCGAAATCCCGATTCGGGAAATATACAAAATATGGCCACCACGCTAAAAGTAAAACAATATGTAAAATATAATTTTGTAAGGAACATTCGATTCTACCACCATTCTTTTTCCATACTAAGTAAGATGCATATCCTAGTAATAAATATAGGATCGGCCATACTACTGCAAATACCCAGGATGGTGGATTCCATTTCGAACGAACTCTCGGTATTTTCTTTTCTGGAATAAGTGCTGCGGAAGATCCTAATCCAAGAATAATCGGAGAAAAAATCCATAGATACGATGCTATATTTTGATTTTTATACATTCAATTCGAAACGGGTGGGTATATATTTATGTAAGATGATAATAGTTCACTATAAGAATCGCAATAAAAACCAAAAAGAGTAGTAACATACATAAAAAGAGGAGATAAAATATATATCTTGTGTCTTTGCAACATATATATAGAGGGGTATCTGGTTCTGGTTCGGAATCGGTTTCGGAAACAATACTTTTTTCTAAATCAGGAAGAGAATGATAGGAGAACATCATTTTTTTTAAATAAAATTAAATATCTACATCTTCATCAATTTTTTCTAAAAAGTCCGCATCGTTTTTGTAAGTTGTATAATGATGATCGTAATTTAGCAAAAACAAAATTTTGGCAGGATCCATTTGATCGATAAAATCTTTCACGACTTTTCTCCGAATAATGATTTTTTCTTTATTTGTCATCGATGGAATAAAAATAGAATGATGGATTTCATAAATCGTTGGAAAGTATTTAGGCGAAATCATGATTCCCTCTTTTCGAACATAATATGATAAATAAGATTGATGGACATTGGTTACAAAGGTATCATATTGGATTTTATATTGTGTAAATACCGAATTATATTGCGGAAAATGCTGTAAAAATGCCGCTACTTTATGAATACGACGTAGACATAAATATTGATATTGAATATTCGGTTGATTGCCACGAAGTTCCGCTAATTCTAAATAATTCGGATTGATTTGTGCATAGGTTTGTCCAGTGGATACATCGGTAATCATAATTCCTGGAATAATCAAAGGAGTATGAATAGAAGCATGAACCCGAATATATTCTTCTACGGGATATTTCTGTAAATCAAAGGATTTAGGAAAATGTATCGAATATTTTTCAAATATCGGGTCTTGTTCGTAGATTTCAGGTGAAATAAAAGTAACGGTGGTTTGGATAAGATCGATTTCATATACGGATACTAAATAGATTCTAGGTTTTTGGATTTTCATTACAATATGATTTTGAGGATGTTGTAATACAAATCCATAAGACTTATTCTTATCCAGAGAAGGTAAAAAAGGAACGTCGTCTATATGTGTATTTTTAGATAGACCGAATGCTTCCATAAACATTTCTCTATACGTAAGAGAATATTGATCCGGAATATGATAGAAAGAATAATTACCACCAATCGCTTTTTTGGTGGCAATCTCCCAAGAAAAAATAAACGGATCGTAAAAAAGATGAATATACGTCCCTTCGATATATTCGGTCACTTGTATTTTTTTATTATCAAACGTCACGGTCGGAGAATTCGGTATATCAATCGGTTTAGGAGGTGCAAGTGAAAGTATTTTTCTGGAGGAATTGTCTAAAATAACGGAATGATAATCTAAACATTCGATAGTATCCTCTCCCAATTCGGTAGGAGTATAATTTAGAATCGAATAGACAGATAGAGGAGTCGTATATTTTTTTTCGTTTATATTTGGATTTTTCTGTAAAAAATCAAAATCGACGTTTATAACTTTAGATTTAGACATCTATTGAATTGACCGAAATAAATAAAAGTAGGTTGTGATAATGTATTTATACAAAACCATTTATACTCTTTTTCGAGTGGATTTATTAGTATCCTATTTATTCTTTTTGAAAAGAATATAAAAAAATTGACCGATTTATTATTTAAACCTTCTTTTGTAAATTCATAACAATATCCATACATTAGCATAAGGTTTTAAGAAATGATTGCAATTGAACAACAACCACAACCATCTGTAATGAAATCGAAACCAAAAGTAGAGAGAAAAAAATCCAAGAAAAATGTAAAAAAAGAGGAGGAATCCATTTCTGCTCCTGCTTCTACGGGAATCGAAGTAAAAGGAGATGTCGTGGAAATTCCGGATGGAAAACATATGTTGGATCATCTCTCACATTATCAAGAAGATGCGTATACTCTACTTGGTGCCTATTTCAAAGATAAGGAATTGAATCGTCTTACGCGACATCAAACCGAATCGATGAACCATTTCACCAATTACCAAATGCAGGCTACGATCGATATGTTTAATCCTAGAACGGTGTCTTCTGAAAAAGATTTCAATGCCGATACTGGCGAATCTGCACTAACCCTTGTATATAATATAAAAAATCTCAAATATTATCCGCCGCAATTATACGAAAACAATGGTGCGACCAAAATCATGATGCCTCAAGAAGCGCGTCTACGTAATTTCACCTATGCATCGAAAACCACCATAGATTTACATATTGAAATTCAGGTTCGTAGCTCAGAAACGAACGAATTGCAAGTAAGTGAAATGATGATTCCTGCAATCAAATTCGTAGATATGCCCATCATGTTGAAATCGTCGAATTGTATTATTCAGCAATATAATAATCAAATTAAAAACAGCACGGGAGAATGTCCTAAAGATTGTGGAGGGTATTTTATTATTAAAGGATCCGAAAAAACCGTTCTAGGACAGGAACGCGCCGCCGAAAATCGCATTTACGTTTTCCCAGGAAAAAATACGCCTAAATGGGATTGGGTTGCAGAATTCAAATCCGTTCCCGATTCGAAATGTATTTCCCCGAAACAAATCGAAATGTTGGTTTCTAGTAAGACGAATGTATATGGACATGGTATTTACATTGTCATTCCGCGCATGAAACAAAAGACGTATATTGAACTCTTTGTATTATTCCGTGCACTAGGAGTTCTTTCCGATAAAACCATTTGCGAATATATTTTACTAAATGTGGAAGAGAAAAAACAGGCGGAAATGTTGAAGTTCTTGGAAGCGTCGATGGAAGATGCAAATAAATATATAAAATCCGTAGATACTGCCCAAGAAGATGCTTTAAAACACATTATGACGATGGTGGCATTCAATAATTATGCGACGACCAATGCTGCTGCCGCCAATGCAGCTATAAATGCATCTTCGAAATTAGGAGCCAATGCACCAGAACAAGAAAATAAAAAATATTATACAGATTATGTTTTACAAGATATTCATAAATATTACAAATATTATACAGAAAGTAAACAAATTGCATTTTACCGATATATTCTAGACATTGTTCAAAATCGTAAAAGACATATTAAAAAGACAAAATCCAAGAAAAGAGAATATACTTTAGACATTTTCCAGAATGAATTGTTTCCTCATTGCAAATCTTTACCGCAAAAATTATATTTACTTGGATTGATGGCAAACCGGATCATTCAAACCGCTCTAGGATGGATTGATACGGATGATCGTGATTCTTACCTCAATAAACGCATTGAATTGACGGGAACATTGCTGAATAATTTATTCCGTAATTTATACAGTAGATTCATCAAGGATTTTGAAAAACATATTATTCGTGAAATCAATACGGGTTCTTGGAACGATCCTAGTAAAATCATCAATTCTACGAATATTCATAAAATCTTTAATCCTACTTCCATTGAAAACGGAATTAATCGTGCTTTAGCAACTGGTGATTTCAGTGTGAAACAATCGAATAGTAGTAATAAAGTGGGTGTTGCACAGGTTCTCAATCGTCTTACGTATGCGGCTAGTTTGAGTCATATTCGCAGAATCAATACACCCCTAGAAAAATCAGGAGAGCTAATAGCACCCAGAAAATTACATGGAACCACTTTTGGTTACTTGTGTTTAGCGGGTGATGTGGATGTTTTATTATCTAATCGAATGGATAGTAAAAAAATCCAGGAAATACGAGATGGAGACCGAGTGAATACGGTGAATAGAGAGACATTGTTAGACGAACCATCGGATATGCATCATTACTTTAAGAAAATGCCAGATGCATTGTTTGAAATTACAACCATTAGTGGACGTAAAATAAAAGCGACGGCGGATCATCCTTTTCTTGTAAGAGATTTGGATAATGGAACATATGTCATGAAGAAATTGGGAGATTTAGACGCAAAAAAAGACAAGTTGGTCATCCGTCATATGGTTCAACCAATCAAAGATGAAAATACTACGATATTTATTTTGAATGAAAACGATGTTCCTGAACATTATCGTATGGAATTATTAGAAATGAATTTGCTAAATGTTGCGATTCCCGTTTCCAAATTGAAGATTATTGCAAGATTGATGGGAGCATTAAATACGGATGGACATCTTGGATCGAAATTAGACGAGAAGGTAGATAAAGAATATTATAGTGCATCTTTCAATGTTGGAGAAGAATATGATGTGTATCAATTAGCGGATGACATACAAGCATTGGGTTTTGGAAATCCTTCTATTACTAGAAGTATTACTAAATTCGAAGATAAAACGAATGGTAGAGTCACTATCAGTAGAACATGGGTCGTTTCTAAAAATGGTGCTTTCGCATATTTCATGTTTTGGATGGGAGCATTTTTAGGACAGAAAACAAATATGATAAGAAAACTACCAACATGGTTGATTACGGCAGAACGATCTATTCAACGGGAATTCTTGTCTGCATTTCAAGGAGGTGATGGTGGTAGATTAACATATCAGAAAAACGGCAATACATTTAAGCCAAGTTTAGGCATAACCTATCAGACGACTCATAATGATTTCTTGTTAGAAACTATCGAATATATCACACAAATAGTGGAAATGTTTCAAAAATTCCATATATCATGTAAATTGAAAACTACGGTAGTAAATGAAGTAAAAACGAAAGTTGGAATTTCGTTTGAGACTACTACAGAGAATTTATTGAGATATGCGGATATTATTCATTATACCTATTGTGAAGAGAAACGACGAACATCAGCTGTAGTAATTGAACATTTGAATATTCGGGGATTTCAAAAAACAGAGAGAGAATGTCAATATGATTATGTTTTACAGAATCGTAAAACAGAAGATTTAGCGACTTTAATAGAAAAAACGGGATTAACCGAAAATCAAATAAATAAAGTCGTTTCTAAAAATAATAAAGGAAAGAAACCGAATTGCAGATTTATATGTGAATTCAATTACGCCGATTTTGTTCGAGAGAATATTGCAAACAATGGATGTGTGAGTATTCCCATATTATCCATAGCATCGGTCGAACCAGAATATGTATATGATTTTACAACCAGTTCAGAAAATCATTCTTTTGTAGCTTCTTCGTTTGTCGTTTCGAATTGCGCCGTGGAAACTCCGGAGGGCCAGTCGATTGGTGTAGTAAAAAACATTGCAATGATGACACATATTACTATTCCTACGCAAAGTCAGGCATTGTATGAATATGTAAAACCCCATATTTTAACCGTAGAAGATGCGACATCTCCTACCCAATTATATGATAAAGTAAAAGTATTTGTCAATGGATCATGGGTGGGAGTAGCACATGATCCGGTTGCATTATACCATAATATGAAGGAAAAGAAATACAAGGGAATCATCAATATTTATACTGCAATCGTGTTTGATTATGTTCGTATGGAAATCCGGATATGTAATGATGGTGGACGTATGACGAGACCGTTGCTAAAAGTCCGTAACAATCGTGCCCTGATTACCCCCGAAATAATAACAAAACTAAATAAAAAAGAATTGCTATGGAATGATTTACTTACCGATTGTGTTTTACCGGAATCTGTGATTGAATACATTGACGCAGAAGAACAATATTATGCTATGATTGCGATGAAATGTAAATCGAACTATTTACACGATGTGGTTTACAGTGGAGATGAAACCAAAATCCAGAATCTAAAATATACTCATTGTGAAATCCATCCTAGCACGGGTTTAGGCGTATTGGCATCTTGTATTCCTTTTCCACATTTAAATCAAGCCCCTAGAAATACCTATCAATGTGCTATGGCGAAACAGGCAATCGGAATTAGTGCGCTCAATTATGATAAGAGAATGGACAAGACCTCGTATGTTTTGAATTATCCTACCAGACCGTTGATTGATACACGTATGATGGATATTTTGAAAATGAATGCGATTCCTTCTGGATGTCAAGTGCACGTTGCGATCATGTCGTATACGGGATATAATCAAGAAGATAGTATATTGATCAATAAAGGATCCATTGATCGTGGACTCTTTTTAGCCACTATTTATCATACCGAAAAAGACGATGATAAGAATATAATAAGAGACGAAATCATTCGTTGTCCACCCGATGCAAAAGATACGAAATGCATGAAATTCGGGAATTATGGTAAATTGAATGCGCATGAATTTATACCGGAAAATACATTGGTCGAAAACCGCGATATTTTGATTGCGAAAAAAGTTCCTATCAAAGAAAATCGAAATGATCCAACCAAGAAAATAAAATACGAAGATCAAAGTAAGATATTTAGGACAACGGAAGCTACATATGTAGATATGAATTATACTGGGCGTAATGGCGAAGGATGTAATTTTGCAAAAACCCGACTACGAACCTTGCGTAAACCCATGATTGGAGATAAATTCGCATCGCGTTCTGCACAGAAAGGAACGGTAGGAAATATTATTCCGGAATGCGATATGCCCTTTACGAAGAATGGACTTCGTCCAGATATTATTTTGAATCCACATGCAATCCCCTCTAGAATGACGATTGCACAATTAGCAGAAACATTATTTGGAAAAATCTTACTGGAATTGGGTATGTTTGGCGATGGAACGAGTTTCGGTGAATTGGATATTTATACGATTATTGAAGAACTGAAACGATGTGGATACGAATCGCATGGTAATGAGATTCTATATGACGGATATACGGGAGAACAATTAGAAACGGATATTTTCATTGGTCCTGTCTTTTATCAACGATTGAAACATATGGTGAATGATAAGGAACATAGTCGCGCGATGGGTCCTATGGTGAATTTGACGCGTCAACCAGCGGAAGGCCGTAGTAGGGATGGTGGTTTCCGTATTGGAGAGATGGAACGTGATGTCATGATTGCGCATGGAATGTCGAAATTCTGTAGAGAGAGAATGTATAGTGTATCGGATAAATATGCAGTTCATGTTTGTAAGAAATGTGGTATGATTGCTACGTATAATAATGGAGATTATGGTCCAATGCGTGCGAAACCGGAAATGGCGATTCATTACTGTAAAACATGTAATAATTCTTCGGATTTCGCGTATGTCGAAGTGCCATATGCATACAAATTAATGTCGCAGGAGCTACAAGCGATTAATATTGTTCCGCGTATTATTACAGAGTAGAGACGATTTAGTAATATTATGTATGTATATAATATAATATATTGTTTATATGGACGACACAACTAAACCATCATCAACAAAAATAAATAATTTTTTTCAGAAGAAAATAATTATCAGTCGATACAAACACAAATAGATGATTTAAAAACACAAAGATTAGCCATAGTGAGTAAATATAATGAAGATATTACAAATATAGAAAATGAATTTAGAACAGAATCAGATAAATTACTTAAAATAAGTAAAGATAAAAAAAAAAAGTTTTAAATGAGCATAAAAAATTAAAAAAAGAAATAGATGATAATATACAAGAATTAAAAAACAAATTAAAACAAACATTAACAATAGATAAAAATCAGTTTACACAACATATAGATAAAAAAATAGATGAAATGACTTCTGACAATTTAAAATACAATAAAACTATTGAAAAAATATATAATAATAAGACCTCACATGAATTAGGTGATTATATAAACTATTTAGAAAATATAAACAGTAAAGATTATAAGCACCATAGAGCTAAAAGGCTTGACCCTTTAAAAGAATTATACAATGAAAAAAAAATCATGCTTGAAACACCTGATAAAGATGATACAACCCCGGTTATAACAAAACATCAACAACGATTCCTACTCCCAAAATTAGACACACCAGCCAATTTACCAAAAACTTCACTCGGTGGTGGAAAACGAAAGACTCTCCATAATAAAAGAAAGAAGAATAAACAAAACCGACATCGATCCACCTTTTCTCATTCAAAACGTGCACGAAGTATGTAATTTACATGATTTCATGTATGTATATAATCATCAAATTCCATATTATTTGTGTATATTATATTATATTTTTTTCTGGATGTAATATAATATAATATACTACTATCCTATTTCGTCGGAATGGTGAATACTAGAAAAAGAAAAAGAGAGAATGAAACCCCCGAAAATGAAATAAAACTCACTATACCCAAAAAAAAATCGAAAAAAAAGGAACCATCTATCATTTATTTTATAGTATTATGCCATGGTGAAGTGAATTTTACTAAGAATATAATTAATAATAAATATGACCCAATATATGTTAATATTCCTGAAAAAATATCATTATTTAATAAAATAACCTTTGCTCCTTTAGGTATTTACAATATGATGAATGATGATCAAGACCCAAAAAGGATTTTTAAAAAATTAGAAGAAGAATTACCAAAATTAAAAACAGAAGAAATATATGGCGATTTATTGGTTAATAAATTAAAGAATAAATATTCTAATTTATTAGATCCAGCAGAAGATTTAAAAATAGAAACGAATCCACAAAGTAGAGGATATTTTCATATATTGAATAATAATAAAGATCAATATTATCAAAATGTAACGTATAATAATACCAATAAAAATAATATTCCAATAATTCAAAAACTATTTACTTTAGACCAAAAAGTAGATAAGTATGGATTTAATGACATTATGGTTGGTTTTCAAATGGGTGGGTTATTAAAAACGGGAGATAGTATATTAAGTAATAATAGCATTTTTAAAAATTACATGGTGAAATTATATGAAAAAAAAATGACGAATAATATAGATAAGGATGATAATTATATTTATATACCAGAAATAACCACAGATGAATTATTAGAAATTGCAGTGGAATATGGTTATGAAAAAGTAGTAATGATTGATTATTCATGTGATTTTTGTCGAAATATAGTAGATACAAACGCTGAAACTAGGATTCCAAGAGATATCATTAGAAAATGGAGAGAAGAGGTAAAAAATAATAAATTTGGCAGAGGAGGTAAAAAGAGAAAAACAGTTAAATTTCTCAAAAAATTGAAATAATATAAATATATTTTTTAATCTGTAATAACATAGCAAAAATAAGATGCAGTTCTTTCTTGTTTTATTCTTACTATTTCAAATGTCGAAATGTTTTATTCGTTTTATTCATAGAAATAAAGCGAATTATTGTTTATCCTCTACATGTTTTTCCGAAGATGGTGAGGATTATAAACCAAAACCAATACCAAAATCAAATTATATTAATCGGGATCTAATGGAACCTCCCTTGTATACGTTGATATGGTATGACTGTGAATCCTGTAAAAAATTATTACAAGATATGGAAAACCTACGTTTAAAAAATGTATATATCAATGGTGGTGAGTATTTTTACGATATAGAAGATATTGACAATAAATTCAATACACCTTTACTGTATAAAGAAGAAGTATTTATAGGTGATAATTTATTCGATATTTATGCCGAAATATATCGTGAAATGTAAGTATTTATAATTTAATATCGTCCAAAAAAATATATATTTATGTAAACTAAAATAAAAACCATTTTTTATTGAATGAGCATAAAAAAAGAATCAACGATAACCCAAATTGTCGATATAAGAACGGCGGCAGATTTCAAAACCATTTCCTTTTCCGAATATAAAAAAACCGAAGTAAAAAAACAGTTATTAATCAATATTTTCAATGGTAAAGTAGAACCAGCATGTTATTGGTGTGCCGAATTGGTTTGTGCTGGTCATTATACGGATATTTGGGAGATTTTGCTTTTATATTTAGGAAAACATATCCATTTAGGCAATCCGAAATTACCCATCTATTTAGATAATCGATTTTCGATTTTCCGGAATATTATGCAACAAGGTCTTTTTTACGACGAATTACAACTCCGGAATAATGAACAGATACGAAATATGTTTGCAGAAATCATATGTATCATTGCTTCTTCTCCCAAAAAGAACGCACTGGAAACGATCAAAATAAACCGTATCGAAGAATTCGATATGACACTAATCCATGACCGTTTAAAAGCCCCTTCTGTGCATTTTGCCGAACCCATTTTCTTGGAAAAAGATCCCAAAGAATTATGGATTGCCATCAATGAATTCGCTTATCATCTCTCGAATACCGAAGGACATGTGCCTAATTATATGCAGGCATGTTATTGGATTGAATGGGTCCTAGAATTCGATACTATATGTAAATCGAAAAAACAACGATGTCAAGCAGATCGTCGTGCGACTTTGTCCGTAGAACCCAAATTCCAAAAAGAATTGGTTTGGCTCATATGGGATGCACTTTCGTATACTGCAAAACAGAGAGAAAATGGATTTATTTTGAAAACCGTGGAAGCGATCCAACGTCTATTTTGTATTAAATTCACACCTGCGTCTCCCAAAAAAAGGAGATATTTACTGTATTATGCAGTTTCTCTTTTAACAGAACCATTGGTTACGAATGTAGTAATGATTGCAGATAAGGGGGTTTTAACGACTGTTTTACAGAAAATAGATACCATATATAAACAAATCAAACAAAACGAACATACTCCAAATTTGGATTATATGTTTGCAGGATTGAAAACGAATATGGATAAATCGATTTATAAATTAGAGATGATGGGTTCTCTCGATCCGGTTTTAGCAGGATCCATGGAAGAAATGATATGATATAATCTATTACTATACTATAGACCATGCCCAATTTTGTAAATACCAATGGATATATTGAACTCTCGAATCCAGTAAATGTGCAGTTTCAAAAGACCATTCCAATGACTCCCCGATTTATGATGAAAAGTTTATTTTCCAATAATGCAAATGTTCTTTATAAAGCGGGAAGTGGATCCTCCACTGCTGGATCTTCTGGTGTCTGTAATTCTCGTATTAAATCCAGAAGAACTTGAATATTTTTTTTCTCTCTTTTTCTTTTTCTTTTATTGATAAAAAGAAAAAGAATACAAATAAACGAATAGAATATATCATAAAATGATGCAAACTCCAGATTGCACCTTAGTATCTGCCTGTTTTTGTGTATATAAAAACAATCCACATTCTTTTAGTATGGAAGAAATATTGAAAAGGTCCAATACTTTATTAAACATGCCCTGTTTTTTAGTTTTGTATGGAGATACGGATACGATTTCCATGATGAGAGAAAAAAGATTAGAAAATGGATTTGACGATATCACGCAATATATAGAATTAGAATTAGATGAATTATGGACCTATAACTACAAAGATGCCGTTATTCAAAATCGCGCCATTTTCTGGCCAACTGCCGATGCCAGAGCACAAATAGATTCCCATTTAATTACCTGTAATAAATTCGATTTCTTATTGAAAGTTATCGAGAGAAATCCATTCCAAACCTCGAAATTTGGTTGGATCGATTGTTTTTTACATGAAAATGGCAGTAAAATATGTGAGAATTATTCGAATGAATTGCTAGTAGACATTCTAAATAAAATCAACGATAAATATCACATACAGGTGTTGAATGTAACGAATAAAAAATACATATTAAAACCACATAAGAAAGAATATTATTTACAATATCGATGGGTAATGTGTGGGTCGTTTTTCACCTGTGGTAAAGAATCTGGTATGAAAATTCTAAATCGATTAAAAGAGAATTTTGTAGAAACCGTCCAGATGGGATATGGACATGGAGAAGAAATGTTGCATTTAGAAATCCTAGAAGAATTTCCAGAAGATTTAGAGAGAAGTTATGGGGATTATGGGCAAATCCTGAATAATTTCCTGGAACCTACTAAAAATTTACACTATATTTACTGGTTTATTTTGAAAAATTATATGAAGCATCAATATTATAAAGAAGCATTTGAGTGTGCAGTAACATTAATAAATAGTATCGAAAGTAAAAAAATACATTATAGTTGTGAGTTGCATTTGAATATATGGATGGATTATTATATGGCATCTTATTTCATAAGGCCAACACTATGTAAAAATATCGCCAATCATATTCAAAATATGCGATATAAAGACGGTGAAATGAAAAAGGAATATGAAAAACATCAGGCCCATTATGATTTTACTCTGCAATTACATGAATAAAAAAGAGTTTATACCCAAATAAATATATATAATGTTCGATATATATTTATAATTTGCATCTGTTCTAGTATGTCTGCAAATATTGATCGTATTTTTTACATTAATCTGGATTACCGGGAAGATCGACGAGAAGAAATCGAAGGTGAAATTCAGAAAATGGGTCTCGAAGAAAAAACAGAGAGATTTCCTGGAATTCGGGTAGTAGAACAAGGTATCTTGGGATGCACCAAGTCCCATTTAGCCGTTTTAAAATTGGCAAAAGAACGAGGATATAAGAACATCCTGATTCTAGAAGACGATTTCGAATTTGTTCTCTCGAAACCCGAGGTTGAAAATGAATTACAGATTTTTTTCGATTCCGGAATCGATTACGATGTATGTATGATTTCCTATCTTTTGAACGAAGTGGAAGACGATGTGTTCATAGATGAATGTCCAAATTTAGGAAAAGTCATCGAAGCACAAACAGCTTCTGGATATTTAGTAAATGCGAAATATTACGATACCATTATCGAATTATATGAATGGGCATGGCCACTCCTAAAAAATACCAAAGCACATTGGTTATATGCAAATGATCAATGTTGGAAGAGTCTCCAAAAAAAAGATCGGTGGTTTTACTTTAAAAATCGCATAGGAAAACAAAGGGCTAGTTTTAGTGATAATTCCATGTCTTTTATGGACTATGGTAAATAAATAATATTATGAATTCGCATTGGTATTCACGTCCAAATTATATACGTCATTCACTACCTTCGGTGGTATTTCAACAGCATAATACCGCACATTATAAATATGTCCAATAAATGAAGTTTTACCAATAAAAAAATAAGTAGTTAATCGATATAACGTTTCATAAGAAACCGGTAGAGGTAGTAGACCATGTTCAGGAACCGCTTTATATAGAGAAGCCTGGACATTGGTTCCATCTACATAGATACATGCACTGATAGCACCAGTCGTAAAAGTAATATGATGCCATCCAGTATTCATAGAAGCACTGTTTAACGTAATAGTATTATAATTTATTTCTACCTGATTGTTTTTAATAAATACTTGGAGTCCGGAATTTTTTACTTTTCCATTGAAATCATTTTCATTCATTATCGAAATTACTGGATCCACTTGATTCGTATTATCATTATATATCCAAAAACTAAATGAAAATTGTTTTAATGTTGGAATTACCGAAAAGATTATTTCTGCATTTACATTACCGTCTAAATAAAGACATTTTTTACCCTTAAACGTAGTAATCCTAGTATGTGCTATTGATTTGAATTTATTATAACTAGTAGGTAATAAAATATCTTTTATTTTTACATCTATTATATTGTCCGTTTCAGCTGCATTGTTTATGTTCTGTTGATTCATTTTTAAATACATAATTGGCTGAACACTATTGATTAATAATTTATATTCATTTTTAATTAGATCCGCTATTTTGTCTGATTCATTTGTTTTATCTTTTATCGTCATATCAATGGAGACAATATCCACCTTTTTGCTATTTAATGTGCGGTATGTGTTATCTATTTTATCCAGAGAATTTTCTAGATTTTTATTTGCTGCTTTTAACAAATCTATTTTTTGCCCAAAAACGGTTTCATCTGACAAAGATAACCCACTATCAACAACCCCTTCGAATATCTTTTTTTCGTTTACGATAAAATAAAAGTATAACAAGAATAGAATTACCAATAAAATATATATTATCCATTCAAATCGATTCATAATATTCTGTTTGTTATATTATATTATCTAAATATATTATAGAATAAATTAAAATCAAGTAAACAATATAAATAAAAAAAGATATCATTATTATCTTAATATGTCAACACAAACCGAATCTGCTCGTTTAATTGGACAAGTCAAATGGTTTAACAACAAGGCTGGTTATGGATTCATTACGATTCATGATGCAGAGGATTCTAATAAATCCAAGGATATTTTCGCGCATTTTTCTACTATTCATGTAGGTGATTCTCAATATAAATATCTGGTGCAAGGAGAATATGTTGAATTTGAATTGTCTACTTCCACCAATGGAACCCATGAATTCCAAGCAACCAATATTTCAGGAATTAAAGGAGGATCATTGATGTGTGAAACTAGACAATCTAATCGTCCAGTTAGAACCGAGACCCGAAGAGTGAATACCAATAATGATGGATTCCAAACAGTTCAAAAAAAGAGAAATGGTCCTCCTAAAAAGAATGTGGTTCCTAGTGAGGTTGCTAAATAGAAACATTTATTACCCACTAAAACAATATAAAATAAAAAAGAAATAAATAGTATCTATACCAATGCCAGACGTAGATACTATTATAAAACCAATGTCTTCGGTTGATAAAATGATTGTAAAAATAGATGCATTAGAAACTGCGCTCGTTTCGCTGAAAAAAGCGGCCGAAATTGCAGTTGCTGAAATAAAACAATTGAAAAAACAATCGTTAAAATTATCTTCAAAACAACAGAAAACCAATAAAATAAAGACGAATCATAAACCACATGGGTTTGCAATACCTTCGAAAGTGTCGTATGAATTATGTGTGTTTATGGGAAAAGAGCCAGGAACATTGATTGCTAGAACCGAAGTTACTAAAAAATTAACCGAATATATTACGTTAAATGGTCTACAAAATCCGGAAAATAAACGGCAAATAATACCCGACGAGCATTTAATGCAATTATTAGGAGAAGATGCGAAAGATGTTTTTTTGACACATTTCACGATGCAAAAGTATATGAATCGTCATTTTGAAAAGGCGGGCACTGGCACTATAAACGTATAAATATACCGATAATACATAAATATTTCTTTACTTTATGTATTATTTATTAAGATGTTTCTCGTATCATTTTTAGTATTTCTGGAGGATAATCCATATCTTGTAAAATCTTGATCGCACCTTCTATTCTAGAAATACCAGGTTCGATTTTATACGTAAATTCAAAATCATTTTCCTTTGCATTGACTTCCATTCGATAATTACGGATTCCTTTCAATTTATCACATATTTGGACATAATGGGTTGTCAGTAAAAAATCCACTTTAGGATAATATTTGGTTAAATACTGCATAAACGCATAAGCAGATTTAGTAGCTTCTACTGGATTCGTTCCAGAATATAATTCATCAAAAATGCAAAAATGATGGCTTTTGATTTTTTCATCGGTATCGTTTGTATGAATAATATCTAGGATTTCTTTACATCTTCTCGATTCCGCTTGGAATAGACTATCTCTTCCAGAAGTATCGGGAATATTTAGATAAGAATGGAAATGTGTATAAGGTTCTATACAACATGATTGATAGAATCCAAAACCGAATTGTTGAGAGAAAATAAGATTCAATGCCGTGGTTTTTAAGAAGGTGGTTTTTCCAGATGCATTTGGTCCAGTAATAATGATTTTATTATCCAAATTTGCATCATTTACGACATAAGTATCATATTGATGTGCTGGATAAAACTGACCTTTCATATATTTTTTCGGTTCTCTCTTATCTGGTTCTTCCTCGTCATTGTCTTCCTCTTCCTTTTCCGTAGCATCACTTACTATAGAATCCTCATCTTTTTCTAAAGTATCTGTTTCATTGTAAAATGTGGATGGATTTAATAGACCTTTCGCCACTTGTTGATATAATCCATGCATATGTTGTAAATATCCTTCGAAACTCATTGAATATACCAATGCTCTCTCATATTCCACATTGGTATGTAATGCATAAAAACATTTCAACATATACCCGATATCGGCTACTTTGTATAAACTGACTTGAAAAGGACAAATCGACTGTAAGTCGACTTGAATTCTCTCTAAAACTTCACATTGATGCTGAACTTCTCTACAAAAACCGACATACCTGGTTTTATCACTATTGTATTGTAGAAATCGTTTCTTTTTCAAAATGGCATCATTTACATATTCTTTTAATTCACAGAGTGAATCATTGACAAACTGAATATTCTTGTAAAAACGCAGGCATTGAACCGTATTATTATACATTTGAAGTAGGTATAAACCGAGAGAACCGACTAAATAGAAAAAACTCTCTATACTAAAGGATTGAAATACTTTCAACGCTTTTCCAATAAAATGATGTTTCGCGATTTCCGTCAAACATTCAAAGTAGATGGAAAGAGTAATAGGAACCCCCTGAATTTTCAAAAGAATAAATGGAAATAGGAGGAAAATAAAAGGGATAATGAAACTCAATAAAGGAGAGATAATATTACAAATGGACATGGCTTGTAGAAATCCTTGGGAATGATTGAATTGATCTAGAACGGACCACTCGATATATCCATATTTATCCATGAAATTATCGTCATGTTTGATTGCCTGCCATATTTCCTTGATTTTCTCGCATGGAACTTGGTATTTAGGATGTTCATCGATAATCAGGGGAATGGTTTTCACGACGTTTTGACTTTGTTCTAAAAAAGAAACATCCGTAGTAAAATGGGTTTTCCAATCGGGAATGAGCTCTTTCGCAAAAAGTGTCGTTGGTTGAAATACATGTTCATACATGGATTTTCTCTCGGTTTCATTAGCATTGGCATTCGATGGAGTAGTTTCGCTTTCCACTAATTCTAAATCTCTCGCAATAATGTCGGACAAAGTATGACAAGAAATGTCTAAATAATGAATCGGTAGTTGGAACGTTTTTACAGATTCTCTCGGTTTTTCATTTACAGTAGACTTCTCTTCCGTTATTATAAGATCCGGTGAACTCGAAAACATGGCACAAATATTAATCATATACTGCTGTTATAATATGATTCTAGCTTTGAAAAAACAAAGCTAAACGAGTTGGGTTAATAAAAAATATTTACCTTTACGTGAATATTTTTATTATTTTTATGCGACTATTCAAAAGGTGTAATATGTAAAAGAAGTGGTGGAATCCTCTTCTGGGATTCTTATACTTCGTTCATGGAGATGAACGGTATGTTTCAATATATATTCCTTACATAGATTTATTTCTAAAGTAATATACGAATCTCTCGTTTTATGATTATAAATAATTCTTGGACGTTGTATAATAATATTACGTCTAGGATCCTCTTTTGAAATTGGACGGATATTATGATTTTCATTCGACATTGTATTTGGTAAGATTTAGATATTTATTATGATTTATTTTTTTAAAAATGTCAATTTTTTTTTGATTGAGACTTTTCGATGTTTGATTTTTCTTTTTTTAGATTTTCCACCTTTTTTTTTCATACTTTCCAATCCATACAATTGGGCTTTCTTAAATTTTAAATGGGCTTCCTTACGTTTTAAATCGTCTTTCATATCATCTAAACTTTTGTTTGATATTTTTTTAAAATTTTCAAAATTTTCAATACTTATTTCTTTTTCTGCAGCTGATATTTTATCTTCTTTATTTAATTTTTCTTTATAATCTAATATTTTTACACCTGACCTAATTTCTGTAGAATTTATTTTTTTTTTTAATTCTATTATTTTATTGTTAGTATATTCTATTTCTTCGTTAACCTCTTTTAATCGTTGTTCCAATGGTAATGGTGTTTCATCTTGAACATATTTTTCACTCATTATCTATACTATATCATTATAAAAAAATACCCTAAACACTCCCTGTAAAATTAGATGGCAATTCCTCAATCGTAATGGCATAATGTTTTTCAATCGCATGCATATCATATATATCTTGTTTTGTCACTAAATTAATGGCAAATCCTTTTCGTCCCCAACGGCCACTTCTCCCAATTCGATGTAAATAATTATGAACACATTTAGGAATATCATAATTGATCACCGTGCTAACTTGTTGTATATCAATACCGCGTGCAGTGATATCCGATGAAATCAACACACGTGCATCACCATGACGGAATTGCGCAAACACATGTTCTCTCTCTGCTTTCTCCATAGAACTGTGAATATTCACTACGGAAAATCCCTCTTTTTGCATAGTAAAAAAAAGCTCTTGCACTCGGCGGACACTATTACAGTAAATAATACATTTCGAAACGGAAATGGCGGAAAACAGGTCTTTTAGAACCTCGAATTTCACAAAATCATTCTGGACCGCCACATAAAATTGCTGAATACATTTCAAATTCAATTCTTCGGGTTTCATCATAATCTTTGTAGGATCTCGCATAAACTGGCTAGTTAATCGTAAAATATCCGGCGGCATCGTTGCGCTAAAAAGGACCACTTGAATCGTATCACGGAAAAACATTTGAAACATATCGCGGATTTGTTCCCCAAATCCTTTCGACAACATTTCATCGGCCTCATCCAAGACAAACATGTCTAAATCCTGTCCAATAATATGTCCTTTCGATAACATATCGAACACACGCCCAACACAACCAACGACAATATGAGGAACATTCTCTCGCATTTGTTGCACATCTTCCCGTATCGACGTGCCTCCTAAAAGCGTTTTTACATTCCATTTTCGCTCGAAATGAGATCCTAATGCTACTATAACTGCTGCTATTTGTTTTGCTAATTCATGGGTAGGTGCCAAGATCAATGCCTGGGTCTTATTTAAAGAGATATCAATTCGCTGTAAAATACCAATGGAAAAAGATCCCGTTTTCCCACTTCCAGATTGCGCCTGTGCAATCACATCTTTACCATCCTTAATTGGTAGAATCGCCTTTTTTTGAATCTCACTTGGGATTTCAAAACCATATGCATAGATACCACGTAATAATTCGTGCTTGAGATCCATATCATCCCAATTTCGAATTTCGACTTCTGTGGGAGAATTTGTATTGGGTTGTTCGGTCATTTTATGAATATATATAAAGATACAAAAAATATTTATATTATTTTTATGATATACTTTTTTCATCTTTTATATATACCAGTAAACATTATAAATGGAACGCCATAGGCGTTCATTGTTTAAAAATGTTACTTTAACTTCGTAAAAAATTAGTTGAACAATACAAAATGTTCCATTTTGATTGTTCAACGGTATAAAGCCATAAGGCGTATATGTATATAAGTATGGGTTGTGACTATTATATTGTAAAAAGTTTATATATTTATTATACCGATAATACCAAGACATCTATCGAAGTAGAACGAGATCGAGGATATTATTATTACGACGATATGGATGAAGATGAAATCGATTATGAAACCAAATTGGAAGAATACGTTCAAAAAATATTAACTCCTAAAATGAAACCAATATTGTTATATTCCAACAATGGTTTTGTAAAAACGACATATGCAGATAAATATAAAAACTTGATCGAATATGAAATATTGAAGAATGATAAAAATTGGGAGGATATTGTAAAAATAATAAAAGTGGAAAGTAGATATGAAAGAGAATAAATCTATTTACAAAAAAACAATATAAATAAAATTGCGGTGAAATCCTTGAAGCGTCAATGGTTTAGTGGTAAAATGTTTCCCTTCCAAGGAAGAGCTGGGGGTTCGATTCCCCCTTGACGCAACGCAACTATGACGCAACGCAACTATGACGCAACGCAACTATGACGCAAACAAAAAAGAATATATATAATTTTGTGTAATTATATATAATGATTTGTCTACGAAGAAGTAAACGTATAGCAGAAAAGAAAGAGCGTAATTTACAGCAAAATCCAGAACTAGAAGAAATAACACAAGAAAAAATAGATGTCATTCTTTTAAAAATATTGGAATATGTAAAAAGAGTTCTTCATACAGAAGGTGTAGTTAAAAAAATATATATTTATAATGAATTATCGAGTTATTTTCTAAAAAATAAAAATATTATAAAATACAGAAAACCCGTATGGAATTATAATGTATTTATACAAATGGTATATCATAAATATAATGAAATATATGAGGATATACCAGAAATGGTAAAAAATAATAAAATTCCAAAATATAAATTATATACGATGATTACTCATTCCAAAGACGTGATTCAGCACTGTAAAGATGAAATATGGAATTATCGAAAATATCTATTTAAATTGCCATTACCGACGGATATTATTCGGTGTATTTTTTTGGAATGGTTATAATAAATGTTTCGAGAGATAAATAATATAAACATAACTCGAGACTAATAATAACCCCCAATGGAAGATCATATTTATAATTTAGATAATGTTAAACAAATTATGCAAACCGGTTTTTCTTATCTATTGTCGAATGAAATTGTAAAACATATTCAAAAAATAGAAATGGAATTAGGAATGGTAAATACGCATATTAAATCCTATGATTCGAATCGACCGTCCCATACAACAACTCATAATCATAATGATCGTCCTCGATCGGTTATTTCCAATCGTTATAAAAAAGAAGAGGTATCCTGGGAAAATGTCCGGAATTTTAAAACCACCAAAATCGATAAAAAAGAGGGTTTAGAGAAAAAAATAAATGATATTCGAATCTGTATTAATAAAATGTCTAGTAAAAATTACGAGACACAACGTGATACGATTTTGGCATTTATTCTACAAATAAATACAGAAGATATGGATACGGATACGGAAATCGAATTGGAAAAAATTGCGCTCGTCATTTTTGATATTGCCAGCACCAATAAATTTTATTCGGAAATGTATGCGAAATTATATCGAGAGTTGATTGTTTTGTATCCGGTTTTCCAAAAAGTGCTGGATGATTTTTTACAGACGTATATTCAATCCATGCAAGATATTCGTTATGCCGACCCCAACGTAGATTATGATTTATTTTGCACCTATACAAAACAAAGTGATAAACGAAAAGCAACTGCCCAGTTTCTAGTGCATATGATGCGCGAAAAAATATTATCTCAAGAATATATTGTATCCTTGATCGATACATTGATTCAAAAAGTGAGAGAATACATGGAAATCCAAGGAAAGGTGAATGAAGTAGAAGAAATCACGGAATTAGTGAATATTTTTATTTCGCAAAGTAAAGATACCATCGTTTCCAATGAAATATGGTTGCAATGTATAGAACAGATACGTTCCTTTTCTCTGTATAAATTGAAAGAGAAGGCTAGTTTATCTAGTCGAATTATATTTAAATATATTGACTTGGTGTCATTCATCGATAAAAAATAAGAATTATTTCTATGTATATTATAGAAATAATGCAAATTACGAGAGGAGGAAAAAAAAAGAATTACAAAAATACTACTAGAAAATTAAAAATAAAAACGCCGACCTATACTCTTGAAAAAAAACAAAAGATTGTGCAAGAAATAAATCCCATTAGTAGTTTAGAAATAGACGCCGAGTTTCGACGTTTGAGAGAATTGAAATGTAAGGGTGCGATTGCGGCATCGGCCGGCGTGGTTCTAGGAAATAAAATCGTGGATTTTTATACGATGGTAGAACGGTTGGCGACCAAAGGGCATGTAGGTGTAGATTTTTATACTTTCTGGTTTAATCGTGCACATTATCGAAAATTAGATTATGTAAAAAACATGTTGAAATATTATAGTGTGCGAGAGATATCAGAAATTCGTAAATGGAAATATATTTCCAATTTGTATTTTTCGTCGATTTCAATTTTCCGTCCCGTCATGTCGATGGAAGTTTATTGTAAATTCCGGCCAAAAGTGGCAGTTCTAGATCCTACGATGGGATGGGGCGGTAGATTGGTCGGTGCATGTGCGCTCGATTTGCCTAAATATATTGGAATCGATTCCAACGTTGCATTAGATATGCCTTATCGAGAGATGTCGGCATTTTTACAGAAAACGACGAAAACGAAAATCGAGCTTTTTTTCCAAGATGCCTTGACCGTAGATTATACCCAATTAGATTATGATATGGTCTTTACATCGCCTCCTTACTATAATATTGAGGTTTACAGTGGGATGACGGAAAAGACAAAGGAGGAATGGAATGCGGATTTTTACAAACCCCTTTTCGAGAGAACATGGAAATCGATGCGTTCTCCCGGATATTATTGTTTGAATATTCCTTTGGAAGTATACGATTCGGCTTGCGTTCCTATTTTAGGAAAAAGTTGGAAGAAGATTTTGTTGAAGAAAAGAGGGAGAGGAGTGAACGGATATGAAGAATATATTTATGTATGGAAAAAATGATTTTTATTTTAATTTATAGGGGTATTGTATAAAAATATGTCTGGATTTATATCATTATTTAGTCGTAATAAAAGCACAAACAGAAGTGTAACATCGAATAGAACTATAAAAAATCATGACTATGAATCATTTTATCTAAAAGATATAACAGAATATAAAAAGAAGGTTGAAAATAATTTGATAAATGAAACCAATGAGAATAAAGCAAAAATGAAGCAGTGGTTTATAGATATATATAATTTAGAAATGCGATTTAAATATAAAAAAATTTCTGAAAAGGAATTTAAAAATGAAACATGTAACTTAAAATATAAGTCGGTTTATGGTAATATTCTCAACCAAATAAATCAAAAGATAAGTTTACCTGACAACAAGTTTTTTAATTTTTTAAAAACGTGTGAAGTTCACTTAACCGCTGGAAAATCGAGAAAAAGAAGAGCCAATAAAAAGAAAAAACATACCAGACGTAGAAAAATATAAAACTATTTTGTTTATTGTATATAATAAACAAAATATTATGGTTTTCTCTCATTTAAATAAAACGATTGAATATCCGGAATCGAGAGAAATCGATCCTGAAGATATGGATTACGATGCTGCCATATACGAAATCGAAATCTATGGAAAACCCCATTTAGTCGCATTAGGAAAGCCGAAATATACCTTTTCTACGAAATACGATGTGGTTTATTTTCCCATTTATCTTTTACGTAAAAATAAAATCCGTGGAAAAGTAGGTGTGTATGAAATCGAGAGAACGAGGGTTCTCTCGATCATGGATAAAAAAAAAGATGTGAAAATTGAACGTTTAGGCGATCCTCTATGGTTTGAGAGAACTACGGAAGAATATATTGTAAAGACCGATGCGGTATATATACCTACTACGGAAGAATCAAAAGAGGTGGTAGTAGAAGAAGTAAAAGACTTAAAAGAACCCGAACCGGAATCCGAAGAACCAGTCGAAAAAGGCGAGGATGAAGACGAGGACGATGTTCTTTCTCTCCAGAAATCAAAAGGAAAAAACAAGAGAGAGATCGAAGCAGCCGAAAGAGAGAAAAAGGAAGAAGAAGAAAAACGGCTTACGAAAGACACGGTATTTGTGAAAGACGCAAATCCATCCAGTCAAAAAACATGGCCGGAAGAATCCGAAGAAGAATCGAAGAAATATCATCAGGAATACGAGAAAACGAAATCCACGAATGATAATTGGGTGCAGACTTTCTTTCGAAATAAACATTACGGAATTATCAAAAACGAAGGAGGTGGGGATTGTTTGTTTGCAACGGTCCGTGATGCCTTTAAAGAAATTGGGTATGAAACGACCGTTCTAAAATTAAGAACCTTAATCTCTCAAGAAATCGATTTAAAACAATTCGAAGAGAGAATGAAATTATATCGAGAGATTCGATATGGTGTCGAAAATACTGAACACGAAATGGAGGAAATCACCAAGAAAAATCAATCTCTCAAAAAACAAACGGGAGGTGCAGATAAAGAACTTTTAAAAGAAATGGTGGCCGGTGCAAAAGAGTTGAAACAAAAATATCAAAAAACAAAAGAAAAACACGAAGTCGATAAAGAACTTTTAGAAGAATTCGGGTTTATGAAAGATATTACAACCGTTGACGATTTGAAAACCTATATAAAGACCTCCAGTTTTTGGGCAGATACATGGGCAATCTCTACTTTAGAGAGAATTTTGGATGTAAAAATCATTATTTTAGAAGATACACGCGACAAAGATGCAGTAATGCAATGCGGACAATTGAATGATGAAATGGACACGTTCTCTCCAAAATACTATTTAATCGTGAATTACACCATGAATGGAAATCATTACGAATTAATTACTTACCAGAAAAAACGGCTATTTACCTTCCAAGAAATCCCCTATGATGTGAAAATCCTGATTGTCAATAAATGTATGGAACGCGCGGCAGGTCCCTATGCGATCATTCCGGCCTTCCGTCAATTCCAACTAGATTTAGGAATAAAAGAACCGGAAAAACAACCGGCACCATTACTAGAAATCGAAGAAGGAATATGTGAGAAAGAAGTCACTTTCGTATTTCATGCAAATTCCGATTCTACGAAAAAACCAGGACAAGGATCGCAAGAGAAAATCGATCCAAAACGCATCAGTGAATTTGCCGGACTGATTCAAAAACCACCATTACCATGGAGACAACAATTAGACGATGCCTGGGATACAGCGCCATTTGAAGTGGACCATTTACGTTGGACGTCTATCGCACATTATTTACTGGCATTCCCATTCAAAACGGTAGAACCAGAAGTCTATAAGGAATTTTCTCTCAATGGAACGAAACCCGAAATTGCGGAAAAAATAGAAATCGCCAAAGAAGCGCTGGAATATAAGAAGGGAAAGAAAGGAATCTTTTACGATAAACAGAAACAAGTAGAAAAACCCAAAGTGACGGATATCGAAAATGCGAGAAAAGAAGCATTAATGTCCAAATTCTCTCAAAATGCAGATTTAACTACTATGTTATTAGGAACTGGAAATGCATGTTTACATAAATTCAAGAGAGGAGTAGAATCGCAACCGGATATATTACTAATGGCGGTTCGAAAGAAATTGAGAGAAAAGAAAAAGACAAGTTATAAGAATAATTTAGAAGTATAATATAAATATAAGAAAAAAAGATGCCACCTACTAAAAATATATATGATAATGAAAATTGCAATGATGAAATGAAATTCGAAGAATGTGAATTAGCGATTTTAAGACACGCCGTAGACGAAACCGATAAAATCCAGAATGAAAAAATCGCAAACACAGAAGAAGTCAAACGAATGATTCGAATTGTAGAAGGCTTTTTACGAGAGAAAAAATGTGTATGTTATGGAGGGACTGCGATTAATAATATTCTCCCAAAATCGGTGCAATTTTATAATAGAGAGATTGAAATTCCGGATTATGATTTTTTCTCTCCAAATGCACTCCGTGATGCAAAAGATTTAGCGGATCGATATTACAGTGAAGGATATAAAGACGTAGAAGCAAAAGCAGGAGTGCATGTTGGAACCTATAAAGTGTTTGTGAATTTCATACCAATGGCGGATTTAACCGAAATGCATCCTGCATTATTTAAAGAGGTATTTAAAGATTCGGTAGTAATCGAACATATCCATTATTGTCCCGCTAATTATTTACGTATGAACATGTATATTGAATTATCACGTCCAGCTGGAGATGTATCTAGATGGGAGAAAGTATTGAAACGGTTAACTTTACTAAATGAATATTATCCTTTAGAAACCCCGATTAATTGTGAAACAGTGGATTTCCAACGTAAAATGGACAATAATGTGGAATATTCCGAGAAATTATATATTACAGTGAGAGATGCATTTATAGATCAAGAAGTCGTATTTTTCGGTGGATATGCAAGTAGTTTATATTCAGAGTATATGCCAGCAAAACAAAAACGATTAATTCAATCCATACCGGATTTCGACGTTCTACATGAAGATCCATTAGTATGTGGCGAATACGTGAAAAATAAATGGTTACAAATACAAACTGCTATGGATGTCAAAGAAAAAATGGAATTAATAAAACATAAAGAATTGGGAGAAATCATTCCGGAACATATAGAAATACGTATAGGAAAAGATACCATTGCGTTTATTTATAAACCGATTGCTTGTCATAATTATAATAAAATAAAAATCGAAAAAGTAGAGAAAGAAATACGGATAGCTACGATTGATACCATGTTGAGTTTTTATTTGGCCTTTTTATTTTCAAATGCAGGATATTATTACAAAGATCGTATTTTATGTATGGCGAATTTTCTGTTTGAAGTAGAACAAAAGAATCGTTTAAATCAGAAGGGTCTTTTAAAACGGTTTAGTATCGATTGCTATGGGAAGCAACCCACCTTGGAAACCATGCGAGCAGAAAGAGCAGAAATGTTTTTAAAACTGGAAAGGAAAAAAGGAACACCAGAATACGAACGTTGGTTTCTCAAATACAATCCATCGACGGTTCGTTACCAATATAAGAAAAAATATCCATCCTCTAGAAAAAAAAACATATACAAGAAAAAACGAAATATGTGGTGGACCCGTAGAAATCGAAATGTTTTTCCATAATAATAATATGTAGTATTCAATATATAGTAGAGAGATGCATACCAAAAAGAAACATTCTAAAAAAGGGAAAAAACATAGAAAAACATATCATATAGCAAAAGGTGGTAAGGCACAATTCGATAAATTTCAAAATTTTGGAAAAACCATCGACGATTTCTTGAATTTATTTAATATCGATGAACTATCCAAAAAAAATGCGGAAGACTATTTAGGATATAAAACCTTTAATAAAAATAATATATTTACCTTTACATTACTACCTTCTACTATCAAAGGGAATCAATACGCCAATGTAAAAATAACAAAAAAAGATAAATACGATGATGGAGTTTATTTTTTTGATAAATTAAATAGTGATATAGAAGGGGTAGAAGAAGGATTAGGCGAATATGTATTAAATACGTTTAATATCACCAAAAAACCAGTTAGAAAGGGTGTTTTCAATAAGAATATCAATTTCAAAGAAACAGTGAAGGATAATTTACCCGCAGTAGAAGAAGAAAATATTGAGAGATTTGTAGAGAAACGTTTCTAAGGAATTGGATTTGAATCCATGTTACTAGATGATGATTACTGGTAAATTAGTTGAACCATAAAGAATATTTCATTTTTATGGTGCAATGGCATAAATGAAATTATCTATTTAGAAAAACAAATTACGAAAATATATATATGTCTAATGTAAAGGGATAGGATATCATGGAAAATGAAAATAAAAAAATAACCGTTATTACGGATCGACCGCTTCGTTGGAATAAAACGATGTATGATGTGATTACTTTATTAGATATGACAAATGATTTTGATAATCGCGGGGATATAGATAATGCTAAACTAGTAGAAGAAGAAAAAATAATAGAACAAGAAGATAATGCATTGAAAATAAAAGAGAAGGAAGAAAACCGAAAAAAGAATGAAACATTATTGAAACCACTGAAACTAGAATTAAATAAATTAAATAAAGAACGTATAACACTAATAAAAGAAAAAAAAAATACAGTAAAGATAGATAAACAAATAAAAGATAATAAAGAGAAAATAAAAACGTTTGAAGATGAAATAAAAAAAATAAATAATGATATAAATGAAATACGTAAAAATAAATCGGAAATCGAAAAAAAAATTGCAGATTTAGAAAAAGAATTAGAAAGTATTAAAAACCCCAAAGTATACACAAAACAAAAAGAGGAAATAGCAGTTTTGCAGGAAATAAAGAAAAAAGAGGACGAAAGAAAAAAGAAAAAAGAGGAAGAAGAGGATCTAAAAAAATATAAATCCGTTCGAAAAAATCAAGTGAATAATATTGTCATTATCGATGAAAGCATAACCAATACGGATATTGAAATGTTTACTAAAGTGTCGAATATCGATTTTTTCAACGAAATTCGTGATAATTATATAAATAAAGATGCATATTCTATATTAGTAAAACCAATCAATATATATTTAGATAAACCAGATTGGTTTAAGAAAGGAGTATTTCGTTTTACTAAGAAAACCGTATATGATATTTATTCAAATAAAGAAGATTTCGAATTAAATGTCTTTTTTAAAACCAATAAAAACATAACCGAATTTCGAAGACAAGTAAATAATATATTACCAGGTGATAATTTCGAACAAAAATATCAATTATATAAAGAGAAAATGATAAATGATGCAAATCAAAAAGATGTCGAAAATATAAAAGAATACATATATACAGTCAAAGATTATGAGACGTTTATAACCAATCGAAATAAATTTGCAACATTTTTAGCGTCTAATATAAATAATACAAATTTGAATACAAAAATTCAAGAAGCGAGTAATCATATATATACAAAAGAATTATTAGAGGAATTTAAAAAAAAATATGATTATAAGGATTCAAACCGGAGTAGTTTCCCATATACGAAAGAAAACCAATTGAATGTATTTTACATCATTGAATTAGATAATAAATTAACCAACGACCCCGCATTTGAAAATCGAAAACAAGAAATTGCGAATAACATAGGGATCTTTGCAAACTATATGAAAGGAGCTATTATACAAAGTGTTTCTTTTCTAAAAATACCCAATTATGATGCAGTAGATGTATTCAAAGTAGACGGAGAAATCTATTATAAATGGTTAAAAAAAGAACCCACGGATAGTGAGATTGCAAAGAAATTTATTGGAAAACCCGTCTATGAAAACCATATGAAAACGATGCGAAACATTATGAATAATTTAAAAGTAAAAAAGAATATTGGAATACCGAAAAAGGGGGGTAGTAAAACACGTAGAAATCGAAACGTATACCTAAATAAAACAAGATATAAAAAAATATAAAATGATATTTCCTATATTCTTTACCATTATGAATGCGGTAATATATAAATCATTATTTCGTAACCGCATTTGGAATATACAGGATGAACAAAATATAACGAATACATTAATAGATACGTTATTGGAAGAAAATTTAACAATAGAGACCATTTTTTTTTCTTCTTTATTATTTCATCTAAATAATAATGAAAAACCATTATTTCCAAAAAAAAAACAAATATTTCATAGTATATTTACCTTATCTCCCAATGTAAAGAAAACAAAAATCATAATTTTTTATAAAATTATTTGGAAACATTTATATTTAAATCAAAGTCAAAAAGATGCATTATTATGTAAATTTAGCAACATCCAGAGAACATATCATGGTTTCGCTCGATTAGCCCAAATATACAAGAAAAAATATGCAACCATTGCAGTAAATCAAGATCTATTTTTGAATCCATTGGACCCTCACCATAAAAATACATGTGGTCTTTTGATTTATAAATCCATCTATTATTTCAGTTTAACGGATATTTGGAAATTATTAGAAAAAGGATGGACACATCATGACCATTTCGATTTGGATTTATCTACTGCTAAAAATCCATATACGAATATGGCATTTTCCAAATCGGAATTATATCACATTTATTTTCATTTTAAAAAGGTTGGACATAAAATTCCACTTTTATTTGAGTTTATGTTTTTAGAACATTTTGAACTAGATGCATATGAAATAAAACATGAACACTATATTTTTAAATACATCATTCGTAAATTTGTATTTAACCATGCATCTACTGAAAATAATAGGCATTTGTATAGTCACATTATAGAAATGATAGAAGATAATCCTCATACCAATAAATGGACAATACACCCGAATTTCCCGCGAGATAAATTGATAGATATCATGCGTAATTATGTATATTTGTATTATTTAATTAATTATGGTAGACTAACTACCCATCAATATACGTTTATGTGTTCTTTTTTATACAATAGTTTATATTTATTTTGGAAATTCAATCCGTTGTTTGGACAGAAAAAAATATTGATAAGCCCGAGTCCCGCGTTTACTTTTTACGATAAACATTTAGCCATAAAAACGAATCATTTATAAACCATAGGATAGGACAAATAATGTAAATAGAAATAAAAAGTAGCAAAGAAAAGTAAATAGATACATTCACATATCATGATATCGTTTTGAACAAATAAGATCATTGCTAAAATTACCCAATAATTGAGAAAGGTAAAGGTAAATAGTATTTTTGAATTGGTAAGATAACTATGATGAACCATAAAACAAAAAATGGCGAACAAACAAAAAATGGCAAAAATATAATGAGAATTCGTTTCGACACCATATTGTAATAATCCGTAAATAGTAACTAGAATAATGGAAATATAGGCGATCGATTCCATATCGTTACGTTGTATTTCATATAAAATAGTAAAAAATCCCATGATTCCCATGTAAAAAAGTATGGTGTATTTGCATGTTTCGTCGCAAATAATATCACTCAAGGTAGTATCCGTTTGGAATTGGGTATATACATAATAGATTGGCAGACTATAACTAATCAACATACCCAATAATAATAAATGTTGGATTAACATAGGATTTCGTTTATTATAAAAAACGAAAGGGAAAAGAGAGAAAGAACCAATTTATTCAACCGTAACGACTTTCGCCAGATTTTTAGGAATATCTGGATTGATGTTTTTATAAATAGAAATATAATAACTCAGTAATTGAATAGGAATAATAGAAAGTAAAGAAGAATAGGTTGCATTGTTTGCAATAAATATTTGATTACAACGATCATCCTCATTATGTATCGAATTGGTGATCCATAAAATGGGAGAATGACGAGAATACACTTCTTCTAAACAATTTTGGGTTTTCGCACGATGTTCTTCACAACAATCAAAGATTATCGTAGGTAAGTTTTCATCTAATAATGCAAATGGTCCATGTTTCAAAGCACTCGTAGAATATGCTTCTGCATGAATATAGGTGATTTCTTTTATTTTCAATGCACCTTCTTTCGCAACATATTCATCGGGCCCTTTTCCCAGTAAAAACATACTAGAAAAGGATGCGAATTCATTTGCAATGGTTTGGATAGATCCATCTACATGTATATCTTCTAAAACATTTTTAACATCATTGGATAAATTCTGCAAATCCTGTATCATTCGAATACGTTTCATTTCATTCCAGTCCTTTATTTGCGCACACCAAATCGCAAATAAAGAGAGACAGATGACTTGACTCGTAAATGATTTCGTAGACGCCACTCCAATTTCCTTTCCAGCATTACAATAAATACCACATTGCACTTCTCTCGCAATCAATGAATCTACTACATTGATGATACCAATCGTAAAAATATCCAATTCATTTGCTATTTCAATACATCGATGTAGATCTTTGGTTTCTCCCGATTGAGAGATGAAAATACATGCCGTTTTACCAATTTTAGGAATATCATAAGAACTAAATTCCGCACCATCAATCACGTTTATCGTATTAAAATGACACAAATGTTTTAAGAAATACATCCCATATAACCCAGCATGGTAGGAGGTTCCACAACCGAGTAAAATAATATTTTGGATTTGTAAAATAGTATCGGTATGTGCTTCCAAACCTCCCAATTTCACTTCTTTCTTGTTTTTAATACGTCCTCCACGATTAATGGCATTTAGAATCGTATTTGGTTGATCAAAAATTTCTTTGATGGTCCAATGTGGAAAAGGATGAGGACTCAATTCTTCCACACGAATGGTCACGGGTTTTTTCGGGTATGAATGCGAAGTATGTATTTTTATCTTATTATTTTCTCGGTCTCGGTGAATCATACAAATATCGTCGTTGTTTAGAATGAAATAATGATTCATACGATTACAAAAACCACTCTGTTCCGAAGTAACAATCACACTATTTTCATTCTCTCCAATTAGAATCGGCGAACCATTTTTCATACAATATAACGTATCTGGATCATCTTGAAACATCAAGATAATACCATAAGTCCCTTGTAACTTGGACATTGCTTTTTCAATGGCATATATTTTATTGGGACGAGATATATCATTCTCCAATAAAAAAGAAGAAATTAAATTCACAATGACTTCGGTATCCGTTTGGGAATAGAAACGATATCCTTCTTTTAACAATTCTCGTTTAACGTCTTGGTAATTTTCAATAATGCCGTTATGAACAATCGCTATCGTTCCATCCTTGGAAACATGTGGATGCGAATTGATATCTGTTTTACCACCATGCGTAGCCCAACGATTATGTCCCATCCCAATCCAATGATCATCAGTTGGATCTAAGGCTAGATTTTCCTTGGTCAATTTTTGAATGGATGTTTCTTGTTCTGTAGATGCATATTTTTGGATGCTGAATTTACCGCCAGAATAAACACAGTAACCGGAAGAATCGTATCCACGATTTTGTAATTGGATGAGTCCGTCCAAAATAACTTGATAGATATTTTCGGGAGAATTGGAGAGAATTCCAAAAATACCACACATATGTTTATAGGGAAATAATATTTGTTAGAAGATAAATACTATTTATATTTTTATTTCTATTTACACATATTTGGTTGAATTTAATAAAAAATCATCACAATTTACACATTTTTCTAAAATCCTAGGTTGAAAAGATTCACCTGCTACAGAAGGACAAATTACAAATTGTGTATCATTTCCCAATAAATGAGCAGCAATAGATATGGAGGAATAATTCATGATAAGAATATCTGCATAAATAAAATCACTTAGTATTTGTAACACATCTGTATTTGCCCCATGTAATATAGTATTTTCATTGGTAAATGAATCTATCATACCATCACTATGAATCACTACCTGATATTTATTATCGTTTTGAAAGAATCGAATCACTTCTCCTATTTTTACGTTGTCTAAAATCCGTTGTCCTATTGCATCTCCCATACGGATATGACAACATACATATTTGTATGTGCGATCGTTTATGTAAGACGGTTCCGGTAAGAATTTATTATTTTTTACAAATGCATTTCTTAAATAAGATAAAGATGTTTGTATTTCGTCTTTTGTTTCAAAATTTGGTGGCAATTCTTCTGTAATATTAGAAGATACTCCATCATATAAATATAGTGTTTTCATATAATCTGGATCTTGTATAAAAATATCACTAAAATTTCGTTGTTCTCTGTGTTTTATTTGATTAAAGGCATTTTGCTCTTGATTTTGATTTTTCTGTTTATACAGAATATTTAAAGATTCAACTAAATATTGATTTAATTTTGTAATATCAAAATTTTGATGTTCAAATGTAAAACTGGATTTATACAAATATTGATAATCTACTTTGTTATGAATATCTAGTGAAATTAAACGTAACATTCCTTCTAATTGATGACCAAACCCATCGGTTCCATGTTGACATATTTTTAGTTTATGATACCATTTTTTATATTTCAGCATCATTTCTTTTTTTTTATGACCTATACACCAATTGAAATGTATTAAATATGGATTAATAATATTATTACTGTATGTATAATAATGATTTCCTGTAGGAAATAAAGATAGAGGCAATTTTTTATATTTTAATTTATATTTAATATTATTTACATACACTTGGTCATCCCAACCGTTTATATTTTTTAATTCTTCTACATTTTCCGGATTAAATATATATTTAGTAGTTTCATTTGATTTGATAAACATAAACCCTGAACATAAATCGTCAGGGTAATGTAATCCTTCACTTTGAATTAATAAATCATCATCCGCTATATTTTCTAATAAAAAATCAATAAAACCATTGTTTTCATAGACAATATCTCCATCTGTAATACATACAAACGAATGCTTTAATAAATTTTCATAAATAATTTTAAATTTATAATAAGTAATATTGGACCAATTACCATTTCTAAATGTTTGCATATTTGAATTTATCTCATCGTCCAAAAAATAGCAGGTATGTCCATATCCTTCTTTGATTAAAACGTTATATCCAGCCTTTCCTATGCAGTAACATTGTAAATTTATTTTAGATTTTATCATATTTAATGATTTTAAACAATTTAATGTATAATCTATATATCCAGAATTGGTTAATGTTATAAAAGCGACATCACTATAATTTAACTGTTCATCTTTCTTTTCTATTTTATTTTGTATTGGCCAATCTATCATTTCATTATAATGATTTCCTAATAATTGAATGTCCTCTTGTGTTGTAATGTTTACCTCTGGTAAAAAAACGAGCGTATATGGTATATTATTTAAAAATGAACAATGTTCACTAAATCCACTACCGTGAGGATAGAAACTAAAACAATGTGTATATTGTGATTTTGATAATATAATATAATCCAGTATAGTGGATTCTAAATCACTAGAATGTGCAGTATGACATGCAATATTGTCGATATAAAAAAATCCAAATAATTTATGAATTTTTCTTTTTATACAATAATTATTACTAATTATAATTGTATTTTTATCAAGTTGTAATTTTATAATTTCAACTAATAATTTATTGGAATCAAATTCTTTATCAAAAAATTCATCCTTACAACGAATATGTAATACGTTATATTTATCAAATTTAACTATATTTTTTACAATTTCATAATATTTTGGATGAAATTTTAATACTGAATTAATATATAATTTAATATCATCCGTTACTAAATCTAGATTATAAAATAAATTGGTATTTATACATAAAACATTTTCGTTAGAAGATACGAACCTTTCCAATAATGGAACTAATAGATAATTCGATGTTTCACCAGTGTAATGAACAAGTTCTATTTTAGTGATTTCTATTTGATTTGATTTTGATTCTACACATATATACTTAGAAAACGGATGTTTCGATATATCTATTTTAAATTGGACATTATATTTTTTAGCAAATAGGGCCAATAAAATAGAACCTCTTAAAAAATCACCAAATCCATTTTCACAATTTAATATATGCACAATTGTTTTATCTGATATTATTTTATCCAACTCAATCGAATTATTTTTAATAGTTTGAGGGATGATATGTCTATCTTCCATTATATTAAATCCCGGTAATATATATTTACTATGCTGTTCTAGTGGTAATACTTTTTGAATTTTAGGTTCTAACCTCATTTGATTTGTTTGTTTTAATGGTAATGTTTTTTGTATTGGTTGTTCGAATGGTAATGTTTTTTGTTGTTGTTTTAATGGAATTTTTTTGTTTTCATTCTTTTTTATTCCATACAATTTAAACATTACCAATAGATATATAATTGAAATATAATTAAAAATAGTATATTTGTCTAAATAGTATTTTTCATTAATATAAATCCAAAATACGGAAATCATGCCCACATGTATACATATCGAAAAATGGGAGATTCTTACGGTAAATCAAATACCATATATTAATTTCCCACATGATGGATTTTTTCGTTTGAATCGTCTGCAAGATTTCCTTTTTAGTTAGATATGCGAATTCTAATAAAGAAGCCACATTCCCACCAAATACAGAACCGGCAAATGTCCATGTTTCAATTCTATAAACATTATAATTCACAGAATATCCTTTATATTTACAAGATGCAATACGAACCTGTGGATAATTCTTAGTCGTCATCTTTAAAACCCATTGTTCAAATGGTTCTGGTTCGGTGTTTTGGACCATATGATAAATACCAAAATCAATCCAAAGATATTGATCCGTTTTATAAATATTACGATCAATCGCATTCACAACCCATTCGGTTTTATTACATTGCACAAATAAATAATCAATGGTATCTTTCTCTGGATTTCCTTGTATATCGAATTCCGTCAATTGATCTTTGTAATTGTATAAATAAATATCTTCTTTTCGAATCGGAATAAATGTGGTTAGTGGAAATTCCAATTCTCTCTCTTCGAAAAAATCCCGATACGAATCTCGATCGATATAAACTACTTTTGGATTCGGGACATTTAGCAGTTTTTTTCCGAATTCTATATAATCCTCAATGGATCTTTTAGCATTTCGATTCACCTTTTGAACAAATGCAGTAACAATAGTTGCATTGTAATGCGAGTATTTAGAATATCCAAACCTTTCAAAATCTTTAGCATAATATTCTTGAATCATTTGAATAGAACGATGATTCAAATATTTTTTATAATCCAGACAAATGCCCGATTTACATTTATTATGATGAACGTGAAAATCATCATAACCGAGAGACTTCATATCTTTTTCCAAACTTTCCGTTCGAACGATATGTATATTTTCCATCCAAATACCATGTTCATCTAATCCAAATTGATACTGTGGTAATTTATGATTATCCCGGATTTCCGTATCTATATATAAAAAAGTATGAATGGCATCTGCGACTTGTTCTGGAGTAGAATCTACAGTAATACGTTGATTCCAAAACATTTCCGACACCATTCGATCTAATGGATTTCGAACAGACATGATTATTTGGGGGTTTAAAGAGAAATCGATGTTGAAATACGTATTGTTTTCCAAAATTTCTTCATAGGTAAAATGCTGTAAAGATCTCTCCGCAGAAACACGCACTCGATTCGGTCGATCCAAATACCACCCATATACACTTTTTTCGTTTTTTTCTACAGAATATTTCGTAAAAAAATATTCTTCAATGGACATTCCACCGGTTTTAGGAACATGTAAGTAAAGGATATTGGGCTGTTTTATAAAAGGCATTTTTTGGAGGACTGTTTTGTGTTCTGTATATATTCAATACTATCTTTGTTTATATTTTTACATATGTAAAATAATATAGAAAGAATACAGAATAGTATATACCATGGAAACAATTATAGAAAAACTCAAAAATCTAAAGGTAAATGACCATAATCAAAATCCTTGGAAAGGATGGAACTTGCAAGAAAAAAAACAAGTCTTGGAAATCTATTATATTTTTTCCAAAAAAGAGGCATCTATTTATGATTTGATTTATAGTTATCACGGATGTGATAGTTGGGAAGATATATTTCGTGATTATAGTAGAAGTTTATTAAGAGATAAAGCCGAAGGAGTGGAAATTACAATCGAAGCGATTGATGAACAAATAAAACGCGAATTAGAGAGAGATGAATAAAAAATATTTTCCCAGAAAAAAATATTTTTTATTAAATTACAAGAAAACAAAACAACATTTTAAACATACATCGCCAACATACTATGATTTAGCGGTTCTTCATTTTTAATCAAAACATCCACATGTTTCTTCAAGACTGTAAATGGAAATACAACATCGCCTAAACTAATATCTTTTTCAAATACTTTACTATCGGTTTTAATCAAACGGAATAAATTCAATTTGGTATGAATAATCTCCAAACAACGCTTCAAATTACGGACCCCTTGTTCTCCTTTACACATTGCCTCATTGGAAATAATATATTGCAAAGTCTCATCTGGTATAATAATATCCTCTTCTTTGAAATTGACTTGTTCACGGATTTTAGGCAATAAATGTTTACGAGCAATAATCACTTTATCTTTCGCATCATATCCTTTCGTATGAATACGATACATACGATCTTTCAAAATAGGATTCACTTTCGACTCATCGTTATAGGAAAAGATAAACAAACATTGACTTAGTCGAAAGGACACTTCCGAGAAATACTTGTCGTGATATTCGTCATTCTGTGTAACATCGGTAAGATGAATCAAGATATTCACAATCTCTTCTCCACGAGGTGTATCGGAAATCTTGTCGAGTTCATCAAAGTAAATCACCGGATTCATACAACGAGAGTCCATGATAATTTGAATGATTTTTCCCCAACTACTACCTTCATACGTATAGGAATGTCCTTCTAAAAACGAACTATCCCCTGCTCCCCCCAATGCAATAAACGCAAATTCACGACCCAAAATTTTGGAAATACCATCTTTTACCAAAGTCGTTTTTCCAGTTCCCATCGGTCCTTTAATCGCAATGGCCGTTCCCATAGCACCAGGATTCGCAATCCATTGTCCCACCATTTGTAAAATCTGTAATTTAGCATCATTCAAACCATAGGCACAATTATCCAAAATATTTTTCGCATTTTCAATGAAATCACTACATGCTTCTACTCCGTCCTGCAATTTCACATTCAAATGTTTATAAATACCAAAAGGAACCCGCATAAATCCATCCACCCAATTCTTCAATTTAAAATATTCCGAATCTCCCGGTTCCATAGTTCTTAAAACCTTCAATTTCTGTAAAACCACCGCTTTATATTTAGGAGGAATATTGGATTCTAAAATAGAAAGACGATATGGTTTATCAATATTCGTAAAGGAATTAATCTCCTTCAAATCGCGCATAATACGCAACTGTTCTTTGTGCGAACACTTCTTCTTGAAATATGTCAATTCACTACTATTCTGTTTCTCTTCTTCTTCTCCATTCACCAACTTATAATATGCCTTGGTATTTTTGGATCGCGTCTTCTTGATCAATTTCGCAATAGAATCACGACATTCTTGAATCGCATTTCTCAAAATCTTGGATCCAGGTTTATTCGCCAATTGTTCCGTCAATTCTTTTTTCAATTGGGTGAGCTCTACATATTTTTTATCGACCATGTGTTCGTCATTTTCTTCTTCCTTTCCTTTTTTCTTATCTTCCTCCTCTTCTCTCCTTTTTTCCAATTTACGAACTTTACGATTATGTTTATTCTTTTTTTTATCTTTAGAAGATTCCGATGCAGAAGATAGATTGGCAGTAGGTGTTTTAGGAATATCAATAGGAACATACGTCTCTTTCATAAACATCTTCTCATCGTCACTATTACATGTTTCATGTTTATCATCTTGTAATAATTGCTCATATTCTTCATCTACCGACATTCCAAAATCCATACCTCCACCCCCACCCATCGACAAGATAATACTCATCTGTTTAGGGGAGACTTCCTCCTCTCCTCCTATATAATCCGAATCTGCCGAATCATCCTCCTCTTCTTTTTTCGTCTTTTTACTTTTGATTTTTTTCTTTACCTGTTTACCTCCTGCTTTTTTTCGATCCACTTCATCCTCGGTTTCGACTTCATCTTCTAAACAATCCTCGTATTTTTTTTTACTATATTCGGATGGAAATAAAGATAACAAGGTTTTACGGAATTTCTTTTTATCGAAATCATCCTCTTCTTCTAAATCCTCCTCCTCTTCGTTTTTTTTATTTTTATTTTTAGATTTAGGCATTTTTTTCTTATTTTTTACAACACAATGTTCCTCCTCTTCGGTAACAGTTTCATATTCATCTGAATCCACTGTATCATCCTCTTCCTCTTCCTCCTCGTCATCATCATCTGTATATTCAGTATCTTCTTCTTCCGAATCATATTCCATATACTCATCGGAATCAGAACCAGAAGGTAGAATATTCTTCTTTACTTCCTTCTTATCCTTTCCTTCCTTTCCTTTGGTATCTTTTTTCCCCTTCATATCTTTAAAATGTTTCGATGTCATGTCTGTAATTATATCGTGAATTGCTATTATATTATTTTTTTCGAAAAATGTCAATTTTTTGTTTATATCTTTTATTTAGAAAAATACATTTTACGAAAAAAGAGGAATAAACCAAAAAATTGAAACGAAAACAAAAACAAATATAAAAAGTATTTGTATAACAGTATAGACATTTTTGCAACGATGAAACGAATTCAAACCAATGAATACAAAAATCCGTCTCGTATTATTGGGATTCAATTTAGTATGTTATCACCCGAAGAAATTCAACGTAATTCGGTGGTAGAAATTGTTTCAAGAGAAACGATTGTGAATAATAAATTGATGGTTGGTGGTTTATTTGACTCGAAAATGGGAGTATTGGAACAAGGTTTGTATTGTCCTACCGATGGACTCACCTATATCGATAGTCCAGGATATTTCGGCCATATTGAATTAGCCAAACCAGTATTCTTTATTCAACATATCAAAGATATTATGAAAGTATGTAAATGTGTATGTAATAAATGCGGTAAATTATTAATCAATAAAAATCAATATAAACATGTGATGGAATGGTCTCCGGAAGATAGATGGGAATTTGTGAATCAACCTAGTATGCTTGTCAAACGTTGTGGAGAGAAAACCGACGATGGTTGTGGTTACAAACAACCTACTCGTGTGAAAATGGAGGGGTTTGCCACATTAATGGCCATTTGGGCCAATATTGAAATTGAAGGGAAACCAATGACGAAACGTTTGACACCGGAGAGATTGTATAAATTATTCAAGCGTATTTCCGACGAAGATGTGCTTTTTATGGGATTAAGTCCTATATGGTCACGTCCGGAATGGATGATTTGTAAAGTCTTGCCGGTGGCACCTCCTGCCGTTCGTCCTTCTGTAAAACACGATGCACAGCAACGTTCAGAAGACGATTTGACTCATATTTACATGAATATATTGAAAAACAATAATATTTTGAAAGATAAAATCCGCGAAAATGCAAGTCCAAATGTGATTTATAAACATTACCAAATTGTGCAGTATTTCGTGGCCATGATTGCGAATAATAAAGCCAGTGGCACTAGTCCTATTGCACAGACTTCTGGACGGCCATTGCAATGTATTAGTGGTCGTTTGAATTCTAAAAATGGGAGAATTCGTGGTAATTTAATGGGAAAACGTGTGGATTTTTCTGCACGTTCTGTCATTACTGGTGACCCGAATTTACCTATTACTGCATTAGGAATTCCTTTGAAGATTGCGATGAATATTACACGTCCAGTTACTGTAAATAATCGTAATCGTGCATTCTTGACCAAATTAGTGCAAAATGGACCGGATGTATTTCCAGGTGCGAAAACAATGGAGCGGAAAAATGGTGATCCTATTTCTTTAAGAACGGTAGATCGTATGTCGATTCGTTTAGAAAATGGAGATGTGGTTCACCGCCATATTATGAATGGGGATGCCGTCCTTTTTAATCGTCAACCTAGTTTGCATAAAATGAGTATGATGTGTCATCATGCGGTCATTATGCATACCGGAAATACGTTTCGATTCAATGTTAGTGTTACGGCACCATATAATGCAGATTTCGATAAACTTCTCTGTCGAAAACAGGAGGCGTGAAAAGCGTGTTACCTCCTAGTTTTAACATATTTGAATAATCAAAAACGCCAGTAAATCGGCGAATATAGAATAGTTCGAATGTGTTTAAGCGAAACACCTTGATGCGGGAAGTCCCTAAAGCCTTTACTACCACTCTTTACTGGAAACTATAAAGAGGAACTCGGTTAATAGCCGAAGCCAAGGGTAATAATGTAAAGGATATGGATGGGTAATCCGCAGTGCTACTGTCTAAGTCCGTTATGACAAGGATATGACAGGCATTCAGAGACTGAACGGGTGTTGGTGAACAATGATGGATTTGTCATCCAGAGTTTGCTTAAGATACAGTCCGGCCTTTTAGGAAACTATTAGGATTCATCGGGAGATGAAATGAATATGCACATGCCACAGTCTATTTCTGCAGAGACAGAGTTGGCATGTCTACCAGCCGTTACATATCAAATAATTAGTCCTTCTAAAAATTCCCCCATTATTGGTATTTTCCAAGATTCGCTTCTAGGATGTTTCCAATTTACGAGAGATACTGTAAAAATGGATACATTACAAGCGATGAAATTATTGATGATGTTTCCAGACGTAGATGTAGCTGCACTTGCAGAAAAAAAGACATTTACCAGTTTTGATATTTTGTCGCAAATTATGCCACCCCTTACCATCAAACAAAAAAATAAATTATATGCCGAACCAGAAAATGACAAAACCACGAATAATATTGTAGAAATTAAAAATGGAAAATATGTGCGTGGACAAATGGAAAAATCGATTTTAGGTGCAACTACCAAAGGTATTTTACATCGTGTATGTAATGATTTTGGAAATCCGACTTGTGTGAAATTCATTAATAATCTGCAAAATGTGATTACGGAATACATGAAAACGAGTTCGTTTAGTGTAGGTATTAGTGATTTAATTGCGGATCAAGAAACCAAGACAAAAATAGTGCATGTCGTAGAAAAACAAAAACAAGAAGTAGTGAATTTGATTCATAAGGTTCATTTAGGCATATTTGAAAATAATAGTGCCTATTCGAACGCGGTCGAATTTGAAAATCAAGTCAATAATTTACTAGGAGAAGCAAGAGTCCAGACGGAAAAAATCGCACACAAAAG